TCGGCGTCCAGCGGGGCACACTTGGCCTCGTAGTCGGCGTCCAGCGGGGCACGCTTGGCCTCGTAGTCGGCGTCCAGCGGGGCACGCTTGGCCTCGTAGTCGGCGTCCAGCGGGGCACGCTTGGCCCGCCAGTCGGCGTACAGCGGGGCACGCTTGGCCTCGTAGTCGGCGTACAGCGCGTCACACTTGGCCTGCCAGTTGGCGTACAGCGCGTCACACTTGGCCTGCCAGTTGGCGTACAGCGCGTCACACTTGGCCTGCCAGTCGGCGTCCAGCGGGGCACGCTTGGCCTTGTAGTCGGCGTACAGCGGGGCACGCTTGTCGCACGTTGAGGCGATAGCGCCGAGGTAGGCCATGTTGTGCAGGCGGAGCGCCACCTCGCGTTTAGGCTTGTTCGCCTTCACGTAGGCAACACGCTCGTTCACGTCGTGCGAGGTTTCGAACAGCTCGGAGTGATGGAGTAGACCGAACCAGCCGGAAGTGGGGCCGGTGTAGTTGGGGCGTCCGGGGAAGAGGGCGTTGGATGTTTCAGTTGTCATAAGAAGGTATTTCTAAGTTTAGAGCCCAAAGTTGAACGGGGTTGGAACAGCCGCAGTGGGCTGGAAAGTCGGGGTTGCGCCAGCAGTAGGCGTCCAGTTCTTCAAGCGAGCGGAAGAGGGTGCGGATTTTCATGGCCTCACTTCTTCGGGGATTTCAGGGAAGCGTAATACGCATCGTTGCGCGCCTTGGCTTTCGCCTTCTCGATCTCCCAGGGGTCCGGGGCGGGCTGGTCGCCGTGCAGGTAGATCTGCACCAAGTCTGAAGCCTTGCAGTTCTCTCCGGCGACGGTGATCCGCATAACGCCCTGGCGGTCCGTGTGGCCTGCACGTCTCCAGCAACGGACAGAATCCGGGGTGGGGCTACGCCAGAAGAACAGGCCGGTCTCCGGGCGGTACTCTAACAGGCGTTTCAGCATTTCTTGTGTTGGTGTCATAAAATCAGGGGTTGAGGGCCGTCCAGGCGAGTTTGTTCAGTTCCTCTTCAGCCAAGCGGCGGAACTGGGTAAGGTTCTTAACCGCTTCCCGGTAGTCATAGTCGAGGCCGCGGATCTCCCGCTGGCAACGCTCGCGGGCCTCTGCGCGGTCGTTCTGTAGCTGTAGGCGCAGTTCCAGTCGGTCGATGGCGTTCTGTTGGTGAAGGAGTGCCGTGCGTCCGGGGAGGTCTGTAGGCGGGGTCGCGGGCAGCGCAGCACGTAAGATGGCGAGCTGGTGTGCAAGCGGTGTTCGGTCGCGAGGCAGGAAGGGGGAAGTCTCAGCATCCGACCAGATCCCATGTAAATAGAGGCGGGCAAGTTTGTGCGCCGGGTAGACAACCCCATCGATCTTGATCTGCCAGTGGGCGCCGGTGCCAGCACAGCCCGCAGTCGCGCCAGGCTTCAAACGACGCCCTGGAGGGCTGATCCAAGTAAACCGATTTGTCTCGGAGTCGTAGTGAAGAATTTCTTTGAGGTACTTTTGGGTGATTTTAGACATTTTGAAATAAACTTGAGGGCTATGGGGTGCGATGGGTTTGTGATATCTCTTCGTGTTTTTGCCTCAAGATCGAAAGTTGGCGGCGGGGCAGATATTAGATGGGGAAATGGGGTGTCGTGTAAGTGGCGCAGTTTACCATGTTTGTGGAAAAGTGGCTGTTGGTGCTATTAGAGACCATTATGTGATTTTGGCCGGGTTATGGCCAGGCAAGAAACATATCAATTGGTTATGCTCGAATGCTCTGTCAATGGGTTACGTGATTCTGTCCTTAATACCAGATGAAAACTACAACTGAGGAAATTAGTGGAAATATATAGATGTAAGTGGTAACGAAAAGGGGAGAAGTATAATATAGATAGGGGGGTCTGGTCTACTCTCTGGCCAAAGGGGGGGGTGCAGTTATGCAAGTTGTTGTGGGTTTGTACGGTTGCGGAGGTTGAGTTTTGGCCAGAGGAAAACCTTTCGATTAGTTCGGTGGTTAGCAAATTGGGAAGTTGTTATGCGTGCGTGCTATGTGAAGGAAAGCGTTTAGTCCTTTTTAGGTGGGGTTAAGATTCTTCAGAGGTGGCCAGTGGTCGATTTGCTTGAACAATCAGGGGTGTAAGCCTTCGGGAGGCCGGTCACGCATGGTTAAAACGGCGCACTTTTCCTTAGAATGATTCTAAGTCTCAATAAGGGCTTAACTATTTTAGGGCAGTGCAGGAAATATTTCGCGCATCAGACAGGCACGCTTGGCCCGCCAGTCGGCGTCCAGCGGGGCACGCTTGGCCTGCCAGTCGGCGTACAGCGCGTCACGCTTGGCCACGTAGTCGGCGTCCAGCGCGTCACGCTTGGCCTCGTAGTCGGCGTACAGCGGGGCACACTTGGCCTCGTAGTCGGCGTCCAGCGGGGCACGCTTGGCCTCGTAGTCGGCGTACAGCGCGTCACACTCGGCCTCGTAGTTGGCGTACAGCGGGGCACACTTGGCCTGCCAGTCGGCGTCCAGCGGGGCACGCTTGGCCTCGTAGTCGGCGTACAGCGCGTCACACTCGGCCTCGTAGTTGGCGTACAGCGCGTCACACTCGGCCTCGTAGTTGGCGTACAGCGGGGCACGCTTGGCCTCGTAGTCGGCGTCCAGCGGGGCACGCTTGGCCTCGTAGTCGGCGAGTTTCGCTGGGTCCACATTACGTTTGGCCGCGAGCCATTCCATCCATTCGCCACGGGGACATTTAAGCCACGCGGTTTCTAGATCGGGCATGGAGTTTGTGCGGCACCAGGCAAGTGCGTCGTGACAGGCTCCGAGTTTAACGAGAGTTGAGATGGGGGTTTTCATATTAAACAAAATAAGTTGGGTTGACGTGCGAAAGGATTCGGTGTGCACGGTCGCAGCTCCAGGGAACGGCGTTGAACGTGTAGACGGCGTTATTGGCGTGGGGATGCGAACAGACCAGGAGAAGGGCAAGGGTTAGCATGGCGTGCACGTTGGTGGGGGTTTATACGTCAGGGCAAAGCTCGCGTGCGATTTCTTCGAGTGCGAACCATGCCATAGCGTTGCGTACGTTGGTTGCGTCTTCGCCTTTGCCTTCATAGAGCGCTGCGGCAATAGTAGTGGGCGAGAGTTTGTCGCTTTTTAGGCATCCGAAATTGGCGATCATGCCGAGCATGTCCTCGCCTAGGTCGGCAGCTAGTTCCTCAGCCAACTTTAGGATGCTGTCTCGGTTGTTGGCATAAAACTCCAGCGTGTCGGTGTAATAGGTGAAACCAGACCAGCCCGCATCGGCAGAATTGCGTGCGATGTCTTCGAGAGTGGAAATGCCCTCGCCGTTGAAAGCAATCCCCAGCTGGGAGAGGACGGATTCGGTTAATGCCGGAATGCGTGTGTCGTGAACGTTTGTGATTTTCATAAGATTATAATTTGTGAACGTTGGAGGAGCTGAGGGGATAAAGTTATGACGGGGTGACGTGTGGTTTTTAGTTGGAAATTGAGAAGTAGAGTTTGCCTTCAGAGCGGAAGAGCCGGGAAGAAACTCGACCGTTCTCCGCGTCGATTTCATACTGCGCCCAATCCCAAGCGTTGAAATCCTCGTCAAGGTCGTGGCCGAACGCATCTTGAATGTCGCCAGCTACCCATTGGACAAATAGAGCGACAAGTTCTTCGTGCGACCACGCAGCTATTTCTTCGTCATCCCATCCGCCGGATCCGCGCACAAAGGATTTGAAATCGTCTTCGCTCGCTTCAGGCAATGGGCAGGGCTTCGTATCGCGTGCGACCGCTTTGGAAGCGTTCCAGGTAAGTGTTCCCGCGTTATCGCCTAGATTAGCCCGGCTATTGGACAGATTCCAAGGGTCGAACGCTGTGTCGCTCACTAGAGCGGTAATGTCGATTTCTGAAGGGCTCATTTGAATATACGTTGAAGGGTTGACGTGCAGAATGAGAGAAATGGGGAGGGGTGGCGGGTTTTGCTAGGGGGAGGGTATTTCGGCGCGAGCCATCTTTTCGATTAACTCCTGAAGGTCTGCCATATCTTTGGCGGGATTCGGAGTGGAAGAGGGATTGAACGCCGGGTTAAGGCGCTCAAGTGAAGGACCGTAAGCGATGGAGGGTTTAGATTCGGTTGTTTCCATGCCGCTAATATCGTCTTTCCCTCTAAAACAATCAATAGAAATTTCCTATTTAGTTGTAAGTAGCCTGAGAACTAAGGAGTTAGAGGTGAAATTAGTTTCTGATTTGCGCGGAAAATGACTGGAATTGACAATTGTTCCACGTGGAACCATTGGTATCGGTATGGTAGCAACCGTTGAAAGTCCGGCAGTTCTTCGTCCCAGGCAATATATGAGCGGGCAAGGATACCTTAGTGTGGATCAGAAGATTAAGATTCGTACACTCTATTTGGTCGGTAATCTAGGTCCTAAAGAGATATCGGATCAGCTTGGATGTAATTACAAGGCCACCAAGATGCTTATCACGAATGCAGGATGGGCAAAGATTCGTGGCAAGAAATGGGAGAAAGCCGAAGCTACTGTGACTGCTATCGTCGAGAAAGATTTAGCCGAAGTCTCCCAAAGGATTGCTGTTGAGTCTGAAGAGCTAACATTAGGCTCACTTAATCTTCTTAGGGGAAGCTTAGCTCCAGGCTCGCCAGAATTTGAGAGTTTACCCATCGAAAAGAAGCTGAGAACGATGGAATCTCGCGCCAAAATCGCGCAAGCGGCCTCTGGTGCAGTTCGCAATCTCATTGGCGTATCACGTACTTGCAGAGGTATGGATGCCAAAGTTGAACAGCAATCCGGCAGCTCTACGAATGTTAATATGTTTGTGTTCGCCACTCCGGCTGCAACGAAAGCAGAGAAGAACGTCACCCCTTCTGCACCGATTGCGATTAGTTAGTCTATTGTGTATCAGTTGTTTAAGCACACAAATACAGCTTGATTAGACATATGTTATCTAGTGCGTATTTGTTCTGCAACTACATGATTAGTAGCATCGAATCCGATTTGCTCTATTGCTCTGCTTACGTGCAGTCGATTGCCTTAGTCTTATTGAGACTGTACTGTAGTGATGAAGTGGATACGTTGTGCATAGGTTAGCAGCATACGTGCAGAAGGGATGACCACCCGGCGGTAGCCCCCACCCTCCCGATCCGGTGGCCGGTCGATTACTACGATAGGGTGGATAACAAATCTGCTTCACATGTAACGGAACTTTCGTCAGGGTACTTGAAAAGCTAGTAAGAAACTTCTCCGCAGTACCACATAAGCCCGTGAATCCCCCTTCCTCCACCATCGCCGACGCTAACTACGACGAAGCGACAAAAGTTCTGACGGTGACATTCCACAGTGGCGCGACATACGCCTACCGGGACGTACCGCCCGACACCGCCCAAGCCTTTCTTTCCAGCGACAGCAGAGGCGCATTTCTCCACAGTCAGATCAAAAGTCGGGGCTTCCAGGCGTCACGGATCAAGTAATCCACCCCCGAAAATAATTGACTCCTCGCGGGTAACGGGGCAGTGAGAATCATGAGCACCTACAAGCCTTACCGGCGTCCGCAAGGGAAGCCCTATCAGTCGGAACAGGTCAAGAAGATGGAAGCTCTGTCGAGGGCCAACCATCCCCGTCATCCGAATCCCGGTATGCACCGGTTGGATACGCTGCTCGAGGAGAAGACCGAGAGCGCCACCGAACACCGGATGGAACTCACCTCCGGCGAAGAATAATTTCTATGAAACTCCGCGAAAAAGTCTACACCCCCGTCGCCAGCTCGGTCTGGCTCGACGTTTCTTTGGAAGATACTTACGCCCCCGGTAAGATCGTCCTCCCCGGCAGCACCCAACTCCCCCCATTCTTGGAAGCCAACGTCCTCGCCGTCGGGCCGAAGTGCGAGCAGATAAAAAAGGGCGACCGTGTTCTCCTCAATTCGAATGCCGTGATGAAGGTCAAGGTCGGCAGCGAGGACGTTCAGTATTTCACTCTGGAGGATCGAGTTGTTGCGGTGCTCGGTGATCCATTTGAATCCGACCCAGTGTAAATTTTTATGATACAGATAACGTACGGGAACGCCAAAGCAGAAATAGCCCGCGTGTGCGGCGTTAGCGGCATGGCCGTCACCGATCCTCGCGTGCTGGTCCGAACCAATGCAGCCATCCAAGAGCTTCAAAACGAGGGCGAGTTCCCCAACGTCGTAGACCGGTGGCATATCGTCGCCACGGATGGTCATCTGGTCCTCCCATCCTTCCTCGATCGATTGATGCAGATCAACATCAAGGGCGTCCCGCAGACGATCAGTTCCCCTTGGTATCAGTTTTGTGCATACGGTCCCGGCACGCCCTCCGACTGCCCGCAAACGGACTTCAACCGGTATTGGGTAGACGAACGCATGATTGTGGATTGGGGGGAGTTCCCCACGCAAGTACGTCTGCCCGAGACCGGTGGCCCGTGGAACCTTCGCGTCTACACCGCGGTTGACGAGAACATCCTTACCAACGGCACCGCCGTTCCCCCGGAGTGCGTACTTCAGGGCACCGACGGTAGCGGGCAAGTGATCCGCACGTCCAACGGAACCGCGGACTACACCAACGGTGAGCCCCTGGAGATGGACTTTGCGCAGCCCTATACCGAGACAACCCAGCAGTTCAGCACCCTCTCCGCCTTCACCAAGCCTGTCACCCGCGGGCCGATCAAGCTGACCGCGTGGGACGGCACCACAGAGACGGTACTCTCCAACTACCTTTTCTCCGACACCACGCCCTCGTACCATCATTACTTCTCGGACTGGCTTCGAACCCTCACCCACTACGACACGACCCCCGCCAAGGTTGTGCGGGCGCGCTGCCGCAAGCGGTTTGTCCCGGTTGCTGAGGACACGGACGTACTTATCATCTCGAACCTGCCCGCGCTGAAGGAGATGGTGATCGCGCAGTGGAAGCGGGACGCCGACAGCCTCCAGAGTTACATGGCGCACAAGCAGACCGCTATTTCGCTGATGAACAAGGAAGCGGAAGCCTACCGGGGCAAGTCCAGGATACCGGGTCTTACTTTTCAAAGGGGTTTTGCGATTGGCAGTAACATCGCTGCCCTCCGATGAGTAAGGTAAGTCGCAGCGATTGGGCGGCCCAGGTTCCCGCAAGTGGGATCATCGGCGTCATCTCCGCTGCCAACCTGCCGACAACGCCGCCCTCTGGTGTGGACATGGGCAGTCTTACCGGTAAGGGCTTCAAGGTCGGCCAAGTGCCCGTCTGGAACGGGAAGAAGTTCATCCCCGCAGATCTACCCGCCCCCGCGGGCTCGGTCACTTTTGTCAGCGCCGAGGTCCTCTGGGCGGAGCATGACCTTCGCCCGCTGGAGTCCACGACTCAAGGCGTGGTCGTACCCGGTGTGACGCTCGACAGTGTGGTGTTCGTGCAGAACGTGGCGCTCGGGGACTACGTGGTACTCTTGGCGAAAGTGGTTGCGGCGGGGTTCATTAACATCCTTGCTACGAACATAAACCCGGCACCGATCACTTTGCTCGACGGGCTTTACGCGATCTGGATCGTAAACTAACATGGACCAAACCTGGCAGCCGTATAATCTTGAGACTTTTTCCGGCGGCGTGTCGTCCGCCGTCTCGCCGGATTTGCTTCCGGCCAACCAGACCGCCTGGGGGATGAACGTCAGCTTCCGGGGCACCAAGATCCACACGCGGCCCAACATCCATCAGCGCAGGTACCTGCCCTCCGGCCTCGTGCAAGGAGTGGGCTACTTCAACATTCAAGGGGGTATGCTGGTCGCCATGATCGGTGGCGTTCCGTACCGTCTGCGCATCGGTATCCGCAACGGGGACTTCTCCTACGAGCCGATCGTTCTTCCGTTCTACAACAGCCCGATCATCAAGCAGGTTTGGATGTGCCAAACGGTTGAGTCTTTTCTCATTCAAGACGGCCAATCGGACGCCATCATCTACGACGGCTCCACGGCGCGCCGGGCGGATCGGCTCAAGACTGAGGTTCCGATCGGCCTGCAGATGGCTTACGGAAACGGGCGGCTCTGGGTGGCGATTCAGGGCAACCAACTCGTGGCGGGCGACATTCGCACCGCGGACGCCGGGACGGAGCTGCTCTTCACCGAGAACCAGTATCTCTCCGGCGGCGGCGCGCTCGTCTTCAACGATGCCATCACCGGTCTGTCCTTCATCCCCGTCACGGGCACGAGTGACTATGGTGCCTTGGTGGCGCTCGGTCGCAACTACGTGGATACCATCCGTGCCGACATCACCCAGCGCGACTCCTGGGCCTCGTACCCAGGCTTCGTGACGAACGCCATGCGTAACGTAGGCACGCCCTCGGGTCGGACCATCGTACAGGTCAACCAAGACCTCATGTTCCGAGACGCGCTTGGAGGTATCCGTTCGCTGAATACATCACTTTCCAACGCCTATTATGCGCAGTACCGCGGGGCGCAGTCGGACGCCAACGTACCGATCTCCCGTGAGGTAAGTCGTCTGGTGGAGTTCGACAGCCAGCAACTTCTCGGCTTCTCGTCGGGCGTCTATTTTGACAATCGGCTGTTGATGACTAGTTCGCCTTTCCTCAATACCCAAGGCGGGGTTTCGCATCGGGATCTAGTCAGTCTGGATTTCGCCCCTGTCTCCACTATGCAAGGGCAGTCCCCGCCCGCGTACAACGGCACTTGGCAGGGTGTGGACTGGACGCAGCTGGTAAAGGGCGAGTTTAACGGCCAGAGTCGAGCTTTCGGCATCTCGTCCGATCAGGATGGCTTCAATCGGTTGTGGGAGTTCGACAGTGGGCAGGTCGATGACGTGTATATTTCTGACGGCACTGCTATGACGGATGGGACGGCACTCCCGGTCGCACTTTCCCCTATCGAGTGTTTCGTGGAGTACCCCCGTATCGACTTCGGTGACCCTAAGCGCCGGAAGCGCCTTACCCGATGTGACGTGTGGCTATCCAACCTCACCGGGCAGGTCGATCTTACCGTCTACTGGCGTCCCGACAACAATCAGAAGTGGACGCTCTGGGATGAAACTTCACACTGCGCAATCATGCAGGATGCGGCCACAGCAACGCCGCATGTCTGGAAGAATCTGTTACCCGAACAGCGCCCGCTGGTGAAGTCTTTCTCCATTCCCGACACGTTTGATGACGTGACGACCTACGCTTTGGCGACGGGGTTTGGATTCCAGATCCGACTCGCTTGGACGGGCTCGGTCAAGATCGAGCGCGTGGCGATCTGGGCGCAGGCAGTGGATAACCCGGACTACGTGGAACGCGAAGGGCAGGAACCAACGTGTATCGCTAATGACGTGACGGGTAATGAACTGCGGTATGAAATACCCCTGGGGGATGGAGTACCTTCGCCCACGATCGTAGTGGCTCCCGTTTTCGAACCGGCTCCCGGGTCGTATTCGATGCCGCGGAGCATAGCCATTTCAACGATCACCGTGGGGGCCTCCATACGCTACACAACCGATGGGAGTGATCCTAGTTCAACTGTGGGAACGCTCTATACGGTCCCAGTGGTATTGACAGACACAACCACCCTCAAGGCTATCGCATTTAAGTCAGGGCTTACCGACAGTCCGATCACCGTTGGGGTATATACCTCCACACTCCCACTAGATCTGCGTAATCCGGTGCTTATTCCCTCGTTGAGCTTTGAAGAAATTAGCATGGGGGAATGTAATGTTCTCAACGATAGTGGTCTGCTTCGGATGTGGTATAACTTCGGATTTACGGAGAGTGCCGTTGGCTATGCTACCTCGACTGATAAGGGTAAGACTTGGGTTAAGAATTCAACCCCACTAATTGGTCTTGGCTATGGTGGCGTTGTCGGACAATTCTGGCATATTAGCGTCCAGAAGATAGAGGGCACCTACTATCTAATCGGAACCCCTAACCCTTCGGGCCTCGGTACCCTGAATCGCTACCATTCCTCCGATGGTCTGACGTGGGTTGACGATGGAATCATCCTTTCCCCCCAACTTAGCGTAACCGGCTGGGCTAACACCAGTCTGATAAAAGAGGGGGCAACTTGGTATATGATGGCCGAGGGGTTAGACACGGGCGACATCTGGAGAATATTTATTTTTAGCAGTACCGATGGGTTGTCCTTTACGGTTATGAACGGCGGCAACCCACTCTATGATCTTGAGGTCGCCAGTGGTGGAATGTTCGGCGGACCCTTCCTGCAAAAGATTAGTGGGGTTTATTACGTTTGGTATCATGCTGCTCCTAACGCCGGGGTTCTACCAACCAACACCTACTGGGCGCAGTCAACCGATCTAACCAATTGGGCCAAGAACGGACTGATTATTGGCCACGAATCGCCACAACTTGAAAACGGTCAAAGCGGCGATCCGAGTTTGGTTGAAATCGACGGAAACGTTATATTATTTTACGGAGCAGCTGATTCTAATCCCGGAGCGTTTGAGTATAATCTAATCGGTGCCTACATTTTTAACGGTACGCTAGAAACTCTTGTGGCCGCGGGGATTCTTGTACAGGCACCCCTAGAGCCTTTACGTGTTACCGGTTCTGACCCGGTTGAGTATTGGGATCTAGGCGAAGCCTCCGGTCCTCGTGCGGGTTCCATCCTGGGTTTAACCCTGTCCGAGAGTGGGGGCACTATTGGCAGCACAACCGGGGTTGATGGGGCTTTGGCCGCACAGTTTACGGGCGCTCAATATCTCTCTCGGGCGTCTCAGGAGGAGATCCAGATGGGAGCGCATGGGTTTACCTACGCTGCGTTTATAAACTCCAGTGATATTTCTTCCCAACCTTTTGTAATCTCTAAATCCGATACAGGGATTGACCAGTTCAAGATTCAGCTAACCACTACTCCATCGCTTTCGATTTATGGGCAGTTGGGAAATGTTACCGCGGCTTTCGACACCGGTATCACACCAGTCAATAACCAGTGGATATTCTTTATCGTCATGTGGGATATAACCACCAAGACGCTGACGATGTGGCTACAAGGGGCAAAGAAAACGTTTACTTACCCCCACCTCCCCCAAAGCTGGGGCACAGCCCCTCTTCGTATTGGTGGAACAGCTACAAGTAATCCCTCGACGCGCCGGGTTCAACGCCTCGGCTACTGGAAGCGCCCTCTTACGGACCTGGAATCGTTCCTGCTTGCTAATGGTTTACTCGGTCGGGCGTGGCCTTTCAGCCTAACCCTATCCCCGACGCTCAACATAGCGACAGTAGCCTGGGTCAACACCCTGATTGCTTCAGGTGGACTGGTTAATGACGCTGACATCGCCATCGCCAATACGCTGTTGGTTCAGTTGCTGGGCAAGTCTTATTACGGCAAGCTGATCTATCTACTACCACTATTCCCAGAGATGCTGGATACCGCTACGGTGCCCCTGATCGACAAACTATCTAAAGGTAAGAGCGCCAAGTCGGGTTTTGTTGACTCTGACTTAACGAAAACCGGGGGACTGCTTAATGACGGCAGTTCAGACAAACGTCTTACCCTTCCCGTTTCACCTGCGGATACAAATGGCGGAACAAGCAAAGGCGGTATTGGTGTGTTCCTCAAGTCTCCGGTCCTCCCGACAGCCGGGTTCGGGGATGAAGTCCTTGATACTCGGGACGGAAGTACCACTTTTGCCCTTAAATTATCAGATACTTTTACCGCGTTCCGCTGGGGTTCCGATACCGCCGTTACCGACAGTGGGGCGGGAGTTACCTCAGGGTTTTACTATGGGCAGAGGATCAACTCCACATCACTTGAACTTTACAAAAACGGCAGTTTAATTGCCTCCGGATCGGCTTCGGATGCTACACCGACGACGAACCCGCTTGTTTTTGCCGCCCAGTATCAAGGTGGGGCATATTACCCTTATCGTGCGAATTTCTTAGCCGCAGTCGTTACCGATGGGACTCTATCTACTGCGGAGGCTCTCGATCTTTACAACACCCTGAACACCTACCTAATCACCCCCTTAGGCAGATAGTTTGCGCGTGACATCCCCATTAAACCGTCTTATCTCCAACTCACATGGGTCTTAACCTCCAACTTCAGGCACTGACTTTACCCTCGGGTACGGAGTTCCCCGGCACCATGCAGGACTTAGAGAACTTGATCGCGGAGTATCTGGCGATCACGGGGGACGAGAATTTCTCCGGCATCAATTACGGCCCCACGACCCCCGCCACCGCCGACCAGAACAAACCTTGGTTCCGTACTGATGGTTCGTTCCACGGCATTGGCTGGTACGCCTGGACCGGTTCCATCTGGGATCGGGTGCAAGTCCTTCCGCAGTCCGGCACGTTCGCCTCTGCCCCCGTTGCGATCGGTGTCGGGCAGATGTACTTCGCCACCGACGGCGCGGGCCTCTGCATCTGGAATGGCACTGCCTGGGTGACGGCAGATGGGCGGCAGGGTGAGATCCGTATGGTGCGCGGTACCACGCTTGCAACTATCTTGGCGAAGTACCCCGGCTGGGCTCAAGTTACGGATGCCGTCGGCTGTACGTTTGGCGTGGCCGGTACGGGTTCGACCCATGGCTTCTCAGATCGCGTTCCTGAAACCTACCTCGGAGAAGAAGAGCATCTTCAGACTGTCGATGAACTGGTATCCCACTCCCACCCTATTTCTGGCCTCTATACGGAGCGTATGAGTCGAAACAACCTCGGTATCGATGTGTGGAAGGACGGTTCAGGCGGCGAGACCCCGGTTGCCCGCAGCACGGATGCCGTCGGCGGTGGAACTGCGTTCAACGTCATGCAGCCCACTTGGTTCCTTTACACGATCCAGAAATTATGATCGTAGAGTCTACCCCCTCTTGTCTCGCCGAGAACGAACCCCTCTACCAGAAGTTTGACCGGGCGGAGGCTGAGATTGTGCAGCGGTTCGCTCCCGTGGAGATGCCGATCCACCATCACTTCATTTCTTCGCCGAATATGAAGATGTACATCAGGGAAATCTTCATCCCGAAGGGTACAATTCTCACCTCTCGCATTCACAAAGTTCCGAGCCCGTTCTCCATTCTTGAGGGTGAAGTGTTGGTTGGGGATTCCCACGGCATCACCCACATCAAAGCCCCTTTTCATGGGGTGAACGAGCCGGGTGTGAAGCGGCTAGTTGAAACACTTAAGGATACCGTCTGGGTGGCCTTCTATGCGACGGAGAAAACCGATCTGGCCGAAATCGCCAATGACATTATCTTTGAGCGCGAGAATGATCTGTTGACTGACGAGGAAAAACTTCGTTGGGTGGATCTGACCAAAGGAGTCCTTTTACGGTGATACCGAACTTTGAATTTTTCGGGGGCCGAAATACCCTAAAGTTAATCCCGCAACCCAGGTACGTGTGGGCAGCGGTCGCTGGTGCAGTCGTGGCCGCGGGCACTGCGGTTTATTCTGCTTCCAAAAATAAGAAAGTCGCCCCAGGTCAGGCAGCGGCAATTGACCCACAGGCCGATCAGGCAGCAGCGGTTAAGGGCAATTTAGCCAACCAAGCGGATATCGAGAAGCTGACAAGTAGCACCAATACGTTTAATCAATCCCAGGCGAATAGCCTCATGGAGCAGGCAATGCCAGGGTATAAAGCCTTATCCTCCTCTCTCACATCTCAGGCGCAAAAGTTAGCGGATAACCCCTACGCTGTCCCACAAGACGTGCAGGATAATCTTCAACGGCTTGCCGCCGAGAAAGGAGTTTCTACGGGGCGTACCGGGCAAGCAGGACAGTTCTCTCTCCTCCGCGACCTAGGGGTAAACGAACTTCAGTACGGGCAGTCTAATCTTCAGTCCGCCTCTGGGTTGACCAGCCTCCTTTCGTCCATTGCCCCGAAGGTGAATCCGATGTCGCCGATGTCGATGTACGTCACACCTGGCCAGCAAACCCAGGCTTCTGAGACTAATCAGGCGATGCAGCAGGGCACACTTAACGCTAATGCTGCAGCACAGAATGCAAATTCTCAGACGAATGCAAATATGTGGGGGCAGATCGGTAGTGCTGCTAGTGGGGCGATTAGCGCCGGTATAGGGGCGTATAATTCAACCTCTAACTCTAATCCCTCGGGAGCCGATATGAGCGCGAACGGTTCGCTTAATGATATGCTCGCGGCGATGAATAAAAACGGGAAATAATATGCCTTTTATCGCACCACAATTTGAAGGCGGGGGGGATGCTGGTCAGGCGTTTAACGCCGGGCAAAATTCAGGTATGTCCATGATGGAACGTGCCCAACAGATGGAGCAGCGCGGGGCGCAAGAGGAACGGCAGAAGGCGATCTTCCAAGCCGCGATGCCGGTTCTTCAGGCAAAGAATCAGGCCGATATTGCTACGGCCAATGCCACGATCAATCACGTTGTCCAGACGCAGAACTTGATGACCAAGGCCGCACAGGCGTCCGGGGATCTGAATACTGAATTTCAAGACATCATGCAACTGGAGGACTACGACGAGAAGGATCGTGCGCTCTCTTCTTTTCAGGCTAAAACCGCTTGGTTAGGCCAACTTCCGGCGTATAAACCTTTCGTGGAGGCGGTAAATGGAGCCCGAGTAGAGAATTACAAAGGGAAAATGGCCGACATGAAGATCACCGGGGATATAGAAGTGGCCAAAGCGAATAGCCTTAGTCGCCAGACCGTCCAAGGGATGAGAGGAGACACGGCGGAAAATATCGCTGCGGGTAAGGCTGAAACGGCTTTGAGCGTTGAGGATAAGAAAGCAACCGCAGCAAAAGAGCTGGAGACGATGCGGGGTAACACTAAATCTTTGATCGCTGGCGGTATGACCCCCATTAAAGTGGCGGAGGCGTACACTTCTTTAGCGGATAGCGAAGAGAAGAATGCCGCGATGTTAAAACTCACTGGCGATGAAGAAGGGTATAAGGCGCGTATCGCAAAAGCACAAACCCTACGCACCGAAGCCGAGAACACTCTCAAGGGTTCGGCTTCGGCTTCTGATTCACATCAGAAAAACGTCACCCCCGAAGAGTACGCGAAAATCCCTTCAGGGTCAAAATACTGGTGGAACGGGCAGGAAATAACCAAAAAATAAATGCCCGCCAATGACACTTGGACCCCACCTGAAGTCTCGGCAATAGGGCAAGCGCCGGATACCGGAACTCAGACCACTTGGCAGCCCCCCGAAGTGGCTGAAGCAAAACCCGCATGGACTCCGCCCGAGGTGGCGAGTCTGAGCAAACCCGACGAGATGCCGCAACTGCGCGCTGCTACGTCAGAGGATATGCAGGAGCCCAACTGGCTGGAGCGGTCTTGGCATAAAGTGACTGGTAGTATCCAGGAACTGGGTACAGCGATCTCCGAACGTGCGACTGAGGCCAACAAGGCGATGGCGGCTACCCCTACTCTCGATGCGATCGGTGGCTGGGGTCTGGTTCACGGCGCTGCGGCGATTCTTCGCCCATCTCCTGGCGAGCAGGCACGCGATCAGCGCGACCAAGAAGCAAAACTCGGGCCGGGGTTTACTCAGAACTTATCCCCGCAAGAGCAGACTCAAAAACAAAAGGATGATGGGACGCCGTTAACCACGGGTCAGATGCGTCGTGCCATAGGCGAGACTTCCGGTGAGGAGCAACTTTTCGGTTCGGACAAATCCCCACTGGCGCTACCACTCTGGGCTCCGGGACAAGAGATTGGCAAACAGAACGCGATGACGCCTCTGGCGAAACCGATCACCAAGGAAGACGAAAATGTAGAGATTCCTATCGGAACGATGGGTTCGGTTAAACTGAGTTCGATCAAAGCCGTCTACCAGCCTTTCGCCAAAGTTTGGAATATGGTGACGAGTCCGGGTGGTCTTCTGACTGCTGGAGCAGGCACTGAGGTTGCCGCAGCGAAAGCCGGAACAGAAGCATTGGGGGCTACTGCTGCGATCACCCCCGCCGAAACAGCAGCTACCGCTATTTTCTCAAAGGGCATGACCGAAGGAGCGATTCAACAGTTTGACGCTTTGCCCGGCATCCTACGAGACCCGAACAAGACGACGGCGCAGAAGTTTGCTGCTTCCACCGATGCTGCCGTGTCGGTCGGTATGTCGTATCTTTCGCTTAACCATCTCTCAAAAGAAGTGCGGAGCATCGCGTCTGACCCGTTGCTTTCCAATGAGGCAAAAGTGGACGCTCTAGCCGAAACTCAAGGCATCTCGCACGATGCGGTGATGAACGAGGTGGGGGAAGCCGCCAGCGCCAAGGGCGAGCAGATCCAACGCTTGTTGAAGCCCCTCCCGGCGAACGCGCAGATCAGTATCCCGAAAGAAGGGGAAATCGGCACCCCAACCATTACTATACCGGGAAAAGAAGGCGGGGAATCCCGCTCGCCCAATATCAATGAGCCCGCGCATGAATTTCATGGGTCGCCTGAACAGGCAAAGGCCGCAGGGTATAATGTCCTGCTTCAAGAGCATCCCTCCGGGGAAGGCACGGTGGCTACTGACTTCTCTCTCGACGGAATGCAGAAACTCGTGGAGACGGAAGGCGAGACCCCGAGCGCGGGCGCTTGGGAACCACCGGAGGTGAGGGCGGCGAAAACTGAATCGCCAGATATTACCGCCGAACAAGCAGCCCGAAATAGGGCGAATGGCATCATAATACGCACGGATAAAGACGGAAATGTAATTCAAGATCCTTCAAGCGGTGAAACTTATGGCATCGCTGCTCGTGTCAGTGCGGCTCGTGCGAAAGCGGGCAAGATCGAACCAATCCAACCCGGCGAAGGAACGACGCCGCAAGAGATCATTCAGCAGGGTCGCGATTTAATCGCCAAGGGGGCAGACCCGCAAGCCGTGGCAGACCGGGTGCGCAATACCGGAGCTTCCAGCCCCGAAGACGTAGCGATTGCGCGTGCTCACGGCGAAGATCTTGCACAGGCAGCAAAAGCTGCTGCTGATAAGTTCGGTGTAGATTCACCGGAATACGCTGCGGCGAAGAAAGCGGACTTTGACTGGCAACAGAACGTCATCCAGCCGATGCGTACCGCATGGCATAAGAAGGGCATGGCGATGCAGGGCGAGACCGATATAGATACTGAATCTTACCATGGGTTGGCGAAAGCCGTTCATGCCGTAACGGGGGAGGAGTTGGACCCGAAACAGGCAAAAGAGGCAAAGGACCTTTCAGACCAAGCGGCAGGATTGCGGGATCAAGTAGAGGCATTGAAACAGAAGGTCCTTGAAGGGGTGAAAAAAGCCGCTGCCGAAAAAGCGAAACCAGCCAAGAAGGGGCTGGGGCTTGGGGACTATTTCAAAGACTCCGCCGCAGAGGCACGCGCCCGAGTGTCAGACCGGTTAGGAAAACTCGTATCCAAGAGTGTAGTCGAGTGGGAAAACACGGGTGGGCTTCTCAGCACAGAGAATTTATCCGATCTGGCTACCATTGCGGCGGACCATTTAGCCCGAGGTCTCGATGCCGGGGTAGAACTTGGAAAAGAGTTCGGTGACTGGGTGAAGCCCCATCTCGATACGATTCTACAGAAGGCGAATGAGGCGATCCAGTCTGCCTACGAGACGAAAAGCGCGGCGGCTCTCGAAGCCCGGCGCGTCCAACTTACTGATCGCGTGACGGAGCTGGAGAAGAAGATCAAAGCCGGGGACCTTTCGACCGAACCGAAGAAAGCGAACCGTCCGGCGACTGAGACGATTGAGCCGCTAATTCAACAGCGTGACGCCCTGAACAAACAGCTCTCCGATCTGCGCAAGGAAGCGGCGAAGCCGACCGAGGCCGAACTGGTGCAGCGCAAGGTGGACGCCATCAATAAGCAGATTGAGGAGAAGAGAGCCACCCTCGCATCTGGCGATGTTGAAGCGAAACCGAAAGAACTCAACCGACCCCAACCAGAGGCTATCGAGAAAGCAAAGCAAGAACTGGAAGACGTGAATCGCCAGATCGCTGAGGCGCGCAAAGCCATCCCAGCGAATGAGGAGAAGAATGCCACCCAGGATGTATGGATGCGGGCGAAAGACTTGCTGGAAAAAGGCGAAGATGATTATCCGTCTATCGTCAACAAGATCGCCACAGATACCGGGCTCCCCGAGGAGCAAGTTCACAAGATTCTCGCCGGGCCGAAAGAAGTCCGCACGATGACGGACGAGATGTACCGCAAAATGGCGGACCGGCGTAACCTCGTTCGGCAGGCCCAAGATTGGGTGAAAGACCAGCAGACCCCCGGCTACATCAAAGCGATAAAACTGCTTCCAAATGCGATGTTTCGTGTAGCTACTGCCCTGCATGGAACAGTGTTCGGTGTAACCCATGGTGCAATTAACATTTTCAATCCCCTCGAATGGAGCACGTACTGGCCGAATTTCCTACGCCAGTTCAAACTTATGGGCGTCCATGACGGCGGGGCGTACCACGAACGCATGATGCAGCAGTTGGAGGCAGACCCCTTGTTCGACTTCGCCTCCCGCGCCGGGCTCAATAATAGTCCGCATCGTGTCACCGATGACTTTCAGAGTGCTTGGACGACCCATTATCTCCGCCAGATCGGTTTGATGGGCAATCGGGGCATGGATGCGATCAAGATCATGCGTCAGGCCATGTTCAATAACGCCTGGGAAAAATACTCCCCTGAACTCCGATCTCTCGATGACGCGAAACTTTTAGCCGATGCGATCAACCACGCCACGGGTAGTATTCGCACCCGATTGCCCGGTTGGACGCAGTACACATTCTTCTCCGCTCGCTTGGAGGGTTCCCGTTGGGCTTGGATGATCCAAGACCCCGCCAAAGCGGGCGAGATATTCACCCGTTGGGCGTCGGGCAAGGATACGACCTACGGTGAACGCCAGTTTGCTCTACGCGAGCTGAAGCATAAGGCTGCGATCGTCGGTACGTATATGGGGCTGCTCGCGGCGAACCAAGGGCTTCTTTCGGCCTCAGACAGTAAGCAGAAGATCAATTTTACCGACCCGATGAAACCGGATTTCCTGAACTTCAAAGCCGGGGGTAAAGAACTCAGCCCGGTCAGTCCGATGCTTGGATTGGTTCGTCTCGCGGCGAATCTGTTCCACATCACGATGGGCACTCGTGATAAGTTCGAGAAGCGGGACACCAAATTTGGGGAAGCCACTCAGAAAGTAGGCGAGTACGCTCGCGGGCGTCTCAGTCCTTTTGCTGGGGTATCCACCGATGTCGCAATGGGGGCGGACGCCGTAGGACGCCAGATGCCCTGGACGGATATGGAGCTTCCGGCGAGCGGGAAAGTATCGTTGAATATGCTCCGTCAAGAGGAGCGAAAATACACGTATACCGAATACGCCACCACTCATTTTCTGCCTCTATTCGCTGAGGAAGCGGTGCGTGAAGTGTGGAAAAAGCAGGGGGTAGGCGAGACCACCATGCAGCATTGGATTGACGGACTTTCTACCGCCGCGCTGATGGGCACCACTGGATTCAAGCTAAAGGAAGATACTTCGGTCAAAAAATAACCTGCCGTAAGTTCGGCAGAATCCCGTTCCGTTTATTCATACTAGCGGTATGCCCGTCACATTGATGCCCCCAGCCCATTTTGTGGTTGATCGGCAACTGGCGTGCGTACACCTCGTCGTATCGCTTCGCCAGCCGCTCTACGCCGCCGAGATGCTTGAAATGGAGCAGGTAAGTCTCCGGGATCGAGTAAGCAGTAGGGTTCGAGAACGCCGCCCCGGAAATGAGCTTCCCGGAGCATCCGTGCGCGCCGAGTCCGTAGTGGATCTCCTTCACTCGTTTCGCTGAGAACATCGCCGGTTTGGAGTACCACTGATACTCCGGCGCGCCCCTCTTCACTTCATCGTAGATCTGGCCCTCAGTCGTCGGGAACGTATCGGTGAACATCTCGAACCCATAGGGCTTCACCACGTTCACGCTCTGACGCTCGTATTCCGCGATCGTCTGCTCGGCCCCTTTCGGGAAGTAGATCAGCTCGTCAGCATCGACGACGATCACCCAGTCTGCCGTGGTGCCCTTCCAGCTCTCGTCCTTCACCCGGCAATACTCGTGCTCGTCAACGACGCCGCCCGTGTGCCGATCGACCAGCTCCACGCCAGCCGCTTTGATGATCCCGCGGGAGCCGTCGGTACTCTGGTCGTCATGGACAACAATACGCGAGCAGAAGGTTTTATAATGCCTGATGGTGTAGGGAAGAATCTCTGCCTCACACCAGCTTAAAATGTGAACTTCAGTTTTCATAGTAGTCCGCTAGCGCGATTAAAGTGTGGATGGCAGCTACCTCGTCTTCAAATACCCGGGATTCCCAATGTCCTTCGTGCTTCTCCTCGGGGAAGGATTCTTTTAGGCGTGCAATCGCCTCGGCAACCTCCTCTTTAGTTGGACGGGGTTTCATGACGTTTTCACCGCTGCCACCTGCCAAGCTTTGTGCAGTACGTTGAGGTGTTTGGCGTAGGTTTTGAGGAAGAAGTCGATAGCGAACTTTGGCCGATCAATCTCGTTCGGCATGAGGGTCCAGCCGTAGTCGTCCCAGATCATCACCCCGCCTACCTTCAGCAGGTCGAAAGCCATGACCGAATCTCGGATGACGTTGAGGGAATCATGCCCGCCGTCGATATAGACGGAATCCAGTGGGGTTTTGAACTTCTTCAGCACTTCTGCCGAGGTGCCCTTGAGGATGGCGACTTGCTTGAAGCCCTTCAGGCGCTCGCGGGCGGCGGCTTCCACCTCGGAGAACTTGATCGCCTTGTCGTACTCGGGCGAGCCTTCGAACGTGTCCACGCAGTAGTAGAGGGACTTCGGATCGGTGAAGATGCGCGTACACATCGACTCGGCGGACTCGCCGCGGCAGGTGCCGATCTCAAGACCGACAGCGGGTTTCCCCTTTAGGTGGGTAAGCCACTGCTCCCACTTGGGGCCGTGGACTTCATCAGTTTCAGACAGACGTGCGGGTTGTGTGCTCATAGGTATTTCGATTGGTTTAGGTTCTCCGAAGATGCGATATGCCTCGGCATTCGGGCCGAGCATAGCGGTGAGTTTCGTCAGTTGAGGGTCAAGTTGTACCCCGCGTCCAGGGGGCATGATATGCCCTGCCCCGTAGCCGAACTTGCCCGGCATACCCTTGATGCCCACCACGAGGCGAGTGGATTGTGGGTAGTCCTGCGGTCGGACGACGAGCTTCTTGAACGGGGCTTGGACGTAGCTCCACAGCCGGATGTCGATGTACGGGCAATCCGTGGCGGCGGCGCGCAGCAGTTGTGGGAAGAGGGAAACTTTAAATGCCGTTGAGCAAAAACTGGAGTGCTGGGAGTTGCGATGCGAGAACCAGGTGCGCGTGTTGACGTTGTAGTAGAGTGCATCTTGTTCGCCGACCAAATCGGCAGAGCCAAGCCACTTCTCTACGTTCTCAAGATAAGTAGGGGCATAATAATCGTCATTTTCGAGGATTACTACAGCATCGCCCTTTACGAGATTATCCTTGACCATGCGCCGGATCTTCGCGGCGAGACTGCCTTTCCCTCTGTACTCTGGCCAGTAGTGATATTCCTGATTTTTGGTACAGACAGTTTGGTTCTCGTCGTCATCGAGGCATAGCCACTGGTCGGGCTGACGAGTTTGCTGGGAAACGTATTTTTCGCAGAGTGCCCAGGCTTCGGGGCGAAAGCAAGCCGTGGTAACGAGGGTGAGTTTCATGTCTCGTGGGCGAACCGATGAGTTTTGAGGTAATCACTCCACTTCTGGCGAAGATAATTGTGGTTCGTGGCGAAGAACTTCTTCACCTCGGGAACGAGGTAACTCGTGCTTCCTGGTTTGTGGTGGATCGGGAAATCGGCAAGATGGATGGTGTAGCCTAACGAACGCATCCGTATGCACAATTCTGCATCTTCTCCGTAAGCCCATTTTAAGTTCGGGTCGAAGAGCCCATGCTTCTTCACAAGGTCAGTGCGTACCACGAGACAAACGCCCTCGATGTACTCCACCACACTTCCCTCCAGCCCACCTACGAAATTGTCCCGCAGCCTACAGCCTCTCGGCCCGACAACAGCCGCTTTTGGGTTGATCGCGAACTGCCGTTTGATTTTGCCCAGCCAACCCAGTGGCAAGATACAGTCGTCATTCACCATAGCGAACAGCGGGGTATCGGTCATCCCCAGTGCCCGTTTGTTGGGTTCGATGAAGCCTTCGTTTGTTTCGTTTACGACCATGCGGACATTGGTGTAGGTATCCGCGAGGATCTGGAAATACGCCGCTGCCTCGATATTACCATTGGCGGTTAGGATTAGGTCGAATTGCCCGCCACCGTTCAGTATGGATTTTATACAGAGCTTGGCTTTCTCTAGTTGGGTGTACGTGACGATCGAGATAGTGGTTCTCATGGCTTCAGCGCGTCTACTTTGGCTACGATTCGTTCTGGCGTAATCGACGCGAGGACGGAGCAGAACTGCTCTTGGCGGCAGGGCATCGGGGGGAAATGGAGGCCGTTCTTCGCGTGCCATCGGCAGTTCTTGCACTCACCATTCCCGGTGAGGGCATGGGTGAGCGGGGCTTTACTCGTGCGGGTCTCCCAACTGAACGCACCGAACAAACCGATAGCGGGAACGTCGAGGGCATGGCAGAGGTGAAGAAGTGAGGAGTCTACGCCAACAAATGCGTTGCACTGCGAGAGGAGTGCCGCCGATTCCCGGAAGCTCAGCTTCTCCGTGGTCATGTTGTGGACGTAGGTGCGCTTCATGTTCGGCGCAAACTCCGGTATCTGTCCTGGATGCCCGAAGAGGAAGACTTCCCAGCCTCGGTCGTCCAGACCGAAGATCACTTTTGCCCATAGGTCTAGGGGGTAGTTGCGGTTCTTGACCGACGCGGCGAGCTGGATACCAACGCGGGGGCGGTTGCTCTGAATCCAGTTCTTGGCGAGGGATTTCTCCTCGTCGGTAACGATGTAGACGGGCTTGTAGTCGGATATTTGTACGCCGAGGGCGTTTGCAAAGGCATCAGTAGCGTGAACGTCATGGGCGAGTTCCATTACGTTTTCGAGGGAGCGTATAAGCGGGCACTCAGCGATAGCCTCAATACGGAGTGGGTAGGGATACAGGGCATCGAAAAGATCGAGGCCCTTAAAAAGTGACTGGTGTTCTACTCGGCAACTTAAGGAGACCGTTCTGTGGGGATTCGCGAGTTTGTATGCGCGAATTGCAGGAGTGAGGAATAAGAGATCCCCAATTGCGCCGGAGCGCATGAAAACAATTTCATCGCTATTGTAGGCACTCGGGGTTTCAGGGAATCGTTCTAGGGATGCGGACCCGCGCTCGGCGAGAAGGGCCAGCTCAAAGGAATTTTGGTCGGACATGAGCCACTCGCCGGGAGTAAGCGTGCCGATGGAGCCACCGACGGCGAGGGGTTGTGTGAGCGTTAAGATGTGCATGTGGAGTTTACCGGGGTTTTCAAGTTCTCGAAATGCGTGCGCAACTGCTGCGAGGCTTCTTTCGAGATGGAGCGGAAGTTGGTTTTCGCCTTCTGCCGTATGATTTTTCCTACGTCGGGGTCTAAACGAACTCTAAGTCTTTTCGCTTGCATAGTGGCCATGACAGGGCCTAGCGTGGCCCTTGTCAACCATGAAAAAAACTGAATTAACCCAAGAGCGACTGAAAGAGTTGTTGAGCTATGATCCTGAGACTGGGGTTTTCAGGTGGAGGGTTTCCCTGTCCAACAGAAAACCCGTAGGCACCATTGCAGGGTATATTGAGCGCCACGGGTATAGGTGCATACGAATCGAGCCTCGAAGGTATAAAGCTCATCGTTTGGTATGGCTCTACGTTACTGGTGCATGGCCTAAAGACCAGTTGGATCATATAAACGGGGTACGAACGGATAATCGAGTTTCCAACCTACGAGAAGCTACCCGAATAGAGAACAACCGAAACTCTAAATTCTACGCTAATAATACCTCCGGGTTTAGGTGTGTTAGGTGGGTAGCACGCGCAAAGAAATGGGAGGCGTATATCGGGCTCGGGGGTCGGCACACCTACTTAGGGCTATTCCCAACCCCGGAAGAAGCTAGTGCCGCGTATGAGGCTGCAAGAGTGAAGTATTTCGGAGAGTTTAGGAGGGCAGTCTAGTGGCCGTTAAAGACTCAGAGTATATCGAGAAGTATGGCCGCATGTGGAAGAAGTCCGAAGGCGCTAATTTGCTCAACATCGAATTGGCATGTTACCGGGATCCGGTAAACTATTCCACTGACCACTCCACCGAATTTCACTTCAAATCCGCCTTTCGTTTGATGTGGCCAGAAGACGTGTTTGAGTGGAATGACTGGAGTGAACTAATGTGTTGGGCGTGGTGTACCTACCCAATTATATCGGTGATGGGCCATGCGTCTGCGGGCAAGACGTACAACACCGCGCATTTCGTTCTGCTCGACTACCTATCTGCTCCTCAAGCTACCGCGACATCCCTTGTGACGACCAAGTTCGACGCCCTAAAGACACGTCTTTGGTCCGACCTTATGATAGCGATAAATAATTCCCGTACACGGGACGCCATCAATTCTATCTTTCGGACGGTTAGTAGTACGAATGAAATGAAATTCTGGCTAAACGGGAGTCCCGCCGATACCAAATTTTTAATCCAGGGGCTCGCCTTGGATAAGGGGGACAAAAATGCGGGCAAGATCCGTGGCCACCACGTACCGCGCCGTCGAATCGTGGCCGATGAAGCCCAGGACGTTGCTGATTCTCTGTACCTCGCTATGGAAAACGCCATGACGGGCGGCGATTTCAAGGGGGTTCTGCTTACTAACCCCGTGGAGCGGCAATCAATGTACGGGGAGTGGAGTAAGCCTAAAGAGGGTTGGGGGTCTATCGAAGACTCAACGCTATTCTGGGAAACTAAACGCGGGGTTTGTCTCCATCTAGATGGCCAGCAGTCCCCGAACGTAAAAGCGCGAAAGACGGTAAATAAAAACATAATGACGTGGGAATTTTGGCAGACCCTTGATCTATCCACCCCCGGTGGCTGGATGTTCGGGCGAGGATTTTTTCCCCCTGACGGAATGGTTAGCAAAATCTGGCCCTCGAATACCATTGAGAAAGCCCGCCGATCCGAGGCATTCGACTTCGCCGCCACCCCATGCGCTACTCTCGATCCTGCTTTCGATAGCGATGACTGCTTCTTCATCACCGGAGAAATCGGATCATTGCGTGATGGGAAGCCCTGCTGTTGCGCCCGTGAATCCGTCATCATTCAAACGAAGGTCGGACCCGGTTTCCCAGAAAAGGATTTCCAGATCGCTCGGGAATGTATTCGTCTATGCAAAGAGCGTGGCATTCAACCCGAGAACTTTATTCAGGATCTCACCGGCAATGCCCGTGGTGTGTACGCCATCCTCCGCAACGAGTGGACCCCGCTGCCGGGACGCGGGCATGTGGAGGGCATCTACTACGGCGGCGAAGCGACGAATCGACCCCTCCGTACGGATGACCCCCTTGGCGCAAACGAGCAGGTTAAACGCTTCGTAACGGAGCTGTGGCTTCGAGCTTCATATATGGCTCGCGATGGAATGCTCTGCGGCCTCGATAATATCGACCCGAAAGTTACTGTAGACTTGGACGCTAGGCGGTACACATTGGTTCAGGAAAGCGACGGTAAGCGCATGGTCGCAGAAACGAAGAAGGATTTGAAGGCGCGCATTGGTCGGTCCCCAGACGGAGGTGATGCCTTCTGCCAATTTGCCGAACTGATGGTCCGCAAAGGTCTGCTCGGCGGCAAAGTCGCAGGCACTGCACTCAACAACTGGGATCAGATGCGCGCCCGCGCCAAATTTCACCAGAAACGCTACACCAAGGAATTTTCACATGGCTCTATTAAGATTTAAGAACGAATCCCCTGCCTTCGGATTCTCGTACCTCCAAAAAGAGACGGCCCTTATTCTCACGGCTAGATCCCTAGGCGAACTGACGCGCCAAGTGATCGCGCACCGTAAGCACAAGAGCCTGCCGTTCGGCAGCGAGGCCGACGTGCAGAAAGAAATCGAACGGTGGATCTGCGGTCGGCTGGGCTCGAATGAATGTATATCCGAAGGGCCGGACGATCCCTGGGTCCCTACCCCGCAGGACAGTAACGTAATGAGCATGGAGAAGATTATCGGATTCAGCACCGCCGCTTGGACATGGCTGAAGAGCGGGGGGGAGTTCGTGGCGAAAGAGGAAGCTCAACGCCGCGCTACCATTTGTCATAATTGCGCCGCGAATGTGGACCAAGGGCACGAGTGTTTTACGTGTTCCTTGGGTAAGCTCGTCCGCTCAGCGGTGCCGGACGACCGCAGGATAGCCGGTCTTCACTCGTGCCAGTTCTGCGGTTGCGATCTCGTGTCCAAGGTCAATTTGCCTGACGCCGCGATCATCGCTTCCAACTCCGGGAGGAACATAAAATTTCCTCATTGGTGCTGGCAATTAGAAATCCTTGCAAAAAAGCAATAACTTTGTCAGGCACGAAGTCATGGCCAATCTCAACCCACGTACCCGGCTGACGCCCAGCGATGGCCGTGAGCTTTCTAAAGCCGTCATACCCAAAGTCGCGTCTCCGATGCGCCCGCAACAGTACGATGTGATGTCCGGTCCCGCACCAATCCACACCACTAATGCGTTTCAGTGCAATTGCCCCGTGGTTTCCACTCCGAAGCTTGGGCTCGGACTTGGCTTCTGATGCAACTTCGCCCCTACAAATCTCCGTCAGTAGGGGCTACCCCGCAACAACGGGCATTAATGCAGCGGTTTACCCCGCGACGTTTCTCAGTCTATACCCCGCAGATAGGTTTAAACCTCGGCATGGACGGGACGGGCGCAGTAGGACGTGAGGGCGGAGGCACTTTTTCGATGGATCTAGCTCAATCGGTTAATCTAGTAAATCTCCTACTGGAGTAATTTTTATGTCAAAAATCGCAATTAAGGACGCCAACGGCTTAGCAACAGATTTCACCCCCGCTGCCGATTGTATCGGTCTGCCCTCTGACACTGTGGCGTCCTCGGATACTGGGGCATTCTCGCTTATCGCTTTGACCAAGCGTTTCGTTGGTTATCTGGCCTCGATTGCGGCGGAGGACTTTGCAACCCAGACAACCCTCGCCACGGTTGCCGCCAAGGATTTTGCCACACAGACGACACTGGCGGCGATGAATGCCAAGGTTCCAGCGTCTCCGGCGACGGAAGGCGGGAATCTTGCAACCCTAGTTGCGCGCACCCCAGCACTCGGGGCGCTTACGAAAGCGGGTTCGACATCTATCACCATCGCGACCGATCAAGGCGCTATTCCAGTGAGCATCGCCACTTCTCCGGTTCTTGTGGCCGGTTCAGCAATCATCGGTAAAACTGGTGTTGACCAAACGACTGACGGCACCACGAATAAAGTCGCTTCTGCTGGACTTCCGACATCAGCGGCAGTCAATGCGGCTTCGGTCGGTCTCGCCACTGGCCTCACCGTTCTGAACATCAAAGCCAGTGCGGGCAGTGTGTACGGCTTCGCGATCGCCAATAAAACCGCAGCTACTCTCTACGTCCAATTTTACAACACCGCAGGCACTCCAGTCCTTGGTACGTCTGTAATCTGGTGGGTTCCAGTGCTCGCCTCTCAAGCAGCCTTCATCCCAGTGGGCGACATTGCCCTAGCTAACCATGCGACTGGTATCGGCATCGGTGCTAGCACTACCCCCACTTCAACAGGCACCCCCGGCACCGCGCCGGATGTCGTCATCTTCTATAAATAGCATGAAATCTCCGCATCAAGCGCGTCCAACTTCGACGCCCAAGACCGTGACCTTCGTGAAGGGCGTCAAGCCTTTCGCTCCGATGTGCAACTCCCGCGTCAGTCCGAAGTCGAAAACCGCCCCGAAGATTTGTACGTGCTCTCCTCGTGGCTAATAACAAAGGCAAAGCCCCACCCCCAAAAAAGCCTGTAGCGGTATCCAAGACTCCGATACAGAACGATTGGGATCGCGTCACCTCGTATCGTCGCATTGCCGACGTAGGGGGTGCGCGCACGATCTTCAATCGCTTCATCACGGACAACGTGATGCGCTCGAACACGATTGCCCAGACGCGCAATCAACTGGAAGGTGGGCGTCCTTTCTCCCCTGAAGATCTGGAAGCTCAGGGTGCCGCATGGCAGACCAATATCAATTTCGGTGATGCCCAGTCCGCCCGCGATCGGGTAGCCATCCCGTACTGGCAGCTCACGGAAGATGTTCCCCATCGTGCTGCTTTCAAGATCGCCTCCACCTCAACCGACTGCGAGAAGTGGCAGGCGGCTTTCGCCGAGTCCTTCGACGAGTTCCATGAAGACTGGCAGGGCTACCAGATTGAGTACACCAAGCTCTCCAAGAATTTCATCGAGTACGGGCCGGGCATCGCCCAGTGGCAGGATAGCGAAGACCCCCGCTACAAATCAGTCAACGTCCAGCGTGTGTACTGGCCAAAGAACACCGCGATGAACCCTGACTCGTGGGAAGTGATGGCTCTCGTGCGCGACGTAGGGGCGTCAGAACTTTATGGCTACATCCGTGATGCCGAAACAACTCGTAAAGCCAAATACGCCGGTTGGAACGAAAACGCCATCAAGGCTGCTATCGTTCAAATGGGGCAGGCAGGTAGCGGGCAGTTTCCCGACTATCGCGATTACACACGATTCCAGGATCTTCTCGTCAATAACGACATCGTTATCACAACCCCCTTTCAGCCGATTACGTGTGTCTGGCTCTATGTCAAAAATTTTGACGGTAAGATCGGCTGTTACGTCTTCCCGCAGAATAAAGGCGTGGAGGAGTTTCTTTTCGAGGATGACGCCTACACCGACGATTGGCGGCATCTGTTAGGTGCGGTTTGGTACGACACCGGCACTGATGGAATGATTCATTCTATCAAAGGGTTCGGCATCAAGAATTTCTTCTACTCCTCGCTGCTGAACCGGATGAAGTGCCGCATGGTCGATGGCGCGGCAATCGCTTCAGGGCTCACTTTTCAGTACACGGGTGAGAATCTTCCGGCTGAATCCCCACCGGTGGAGAATTTCGGACCGATGACGATGCTCCCGAGCGGGATGACCCAAGTGGCTGTGTATCCCCAGCTCCAGCAAGCGATGGAAGTGACGCAGATGTTGAGCAAGAACCGCGATGAAAACAATTCCCTCTACTCCGAACAGCAGCGTCAGATCGAAAGCACCGATACGGCAACCCAGGCTAAACTTCTGGCAGGTATGCAAGGTCAGCTTTCAGTTGCCCAAGCTGCGATCTTCCTCTCGCAAGTAGGCTCCAACATTTACACCGAGCAGGTACGCCGGATGCGGACGAAGGGGAACAAGTGCGACGACGCCAAGAAGTTCGTCGAGCGCCTCCGCGCACGCGGGGTACCCGATGAAGTTATTTTCAACACTCCGATCCGCGTGAAATGTGCCGCTAATGCGGGCATGGCAAACCCCCAGATGATGACGCAGAAGTTCCAAGAGGGCTTGGCACTGTCCCAGATGCCCGGCGTCAATGGTCGCTATTTCTTAGAGAGTCTGATTGCCTACAAGTACGGCTCGCAGGCCGTGGAGAAAGCTCTTCTCCCGCAAGGTCAGGACTCCGAGCCTATGCAGCGTCGAGAGGCCATGATCGAGAATAACTCCTTCGGTCAAGGTATGCCCCTCCCTGTCGCTCCTGAGGACGCGCACTACGAGCATATCCAAGAGCATCTCAAACCGCTTATCCCAATCGTTCAGCAGTTCCAGAAGACGCAGAACATTCCGGCGGAAGCCGTGGCCGCGCTTACTATCGGTATCGAGCATACCGGCGAGCACATGCAGTACCTTTCCAAAGACGAGACCAAGAAGCAACAGATGCAGGCGATCACGCCCGCCTTCCGACAGGTCCAGAGCATCGCCCGCGGCATCCTCAACAAGATGCAGGCCCAGCAACAGCAGGGCGGACAGGCTCCGCAAAGTGGCCAGCCCCAGCAGCAGGCCCCCCAGCAGCCACAGAAGACCGCAAGTGAGTCGATCAGTATCTCTTTCAAGGACCTAGGCATCGAACCGAAGAACGCCCTTCTCCAGCAATTGGGCTTGCCGCCGATGCAGAACGTACCTATGCCGAACGGAAGAAGCTAATCTATGCCTAAAACACCCCGGCTGAAAGCGGCACTGGCCCCCCGCGTGAACGACGAACCCCTCGTCCCCGACATTATGCAGGATCTCCTGCCTGAAGAGAAGGGGGAACTTCGCGCCTTTTTTGAAGGTCGTGTTTGGAAGAAAGTTCTGGCGAACGTGCGCTTGTCGCGCCCGTCACTATTCCCTGTCGGGATGGACACGGCTCTCGGGCCGCAGATCGCTATCAACCGACTGCACCAGCTCCAAGGGTGGAAACTCTTGGAAGTGGCGCTCGCACAGCCGATCATGGCCCCGCTGCCCAAGCGTGCGCAACTCCTAGAGAGTTACCCCGATGCGGGTCGCCCAGACTTTCAGAGACCCACCGACATGAAACCCATAACCCCGTAACCTTATGCCTACCGTACCTCCTGCCGCGCCAACCACGCGCACCCCTACTCCGGTCAACCCGACCTCACAGAACCGCCCTATCTCGGCCCCCGCGCCCACGACTGCACGCCCGGCGTCGTCCGCTGCTACCCCAGATTTCTCTAAGGCTAAGCCCTTGGCCTCGCCGATCAACTCATCCCTGAAAGACGGGATCAAGGCCCTCTACGCCTCGGGTGTCACGCCCCCTGCGGCAGTGGCCGCACCGGCTGCCGCTACCCCGCCGCCCGTCGCCGCCGAACCCCCGCCAGCTGCCGTGGCCACGCCACCGGTTGCGGTCGAAGTTCCGCCCATCGCCGTTGAGCCGGTAGACCGGTTCGCCGACATCGCAGAGCCCGAGGGAATCTCCGAGTCCGGCAAGAAAGGCTGGAAGGCGCTCAAGACCAAGGCCGAGACCGAGATCACGACGGCACAGAAGAAACTGGCGGACGCTGAAGCCCAGCTCGCTACCCTGCGTAAGGCCACGCCTGCCGACATCGCCGACGTTGAGAAGCTGAAGGGCGAGCATCAGAAAGCCCTCGATCGACTGGCTGTTCTCGATCTTCAGAATCACCCCGACTTTACCCGTCAGTACACGGAACCGAAAGCCAAGGCGCTCGTCGAGGCTGGTGAAGTGCTGGCGTACAATAACAAGGGCGCAGTCGATCCCGCACTCCTTGGCAAGTCTCAGAAAGATTTCAACGCCGCCGTGGCCGAGATGACCAAGGATATGAACAGCATGGACGCGAGCACGGTCCAGGTGGCGATGCGCAACGCTTACAAGCTCGCAGGGGATGAACGCACGGCGCTGGCCAAGGCGGGCGAACTCCGCTCCGGTATCGAGGCGAAGGATGCCCAGCAGCGCACCCAAGCCTTCGAGAAAGTTTACGGCAATCTCGGTTTCGAGAATCTGATCTCCGCGAAGGAAGCGCCCGCCGACGCCACGGCGGAACAGAAGGCGCAAGTCGCCGAGTACAACGCCGCGCTATCCCAGACGCGCTCAATGGCGGAGAAGAATGCCTTCGGTCGCCTCTCGCCGGAAGACGCGGCTACCGTCGCCACGAAAGCGGCTTACCTCGATGTGATGGTTAAGCACGTCGTTCCCGTTCTGGAGAAGGGATACTCTGCTGTCGTAGCGGAGCGCAATGCCCTGGCGAAAGAACTTCAGGCGATCCGCGGGCTTAAGCAGCCCGGCAACTTCAACGCGCCAACGGAAGTCGCTCCCACGGGCAAGCCTGACATGAAAGCACTCTTGCAAAAAGCATTTCCAAAGAGGTGATCTGTGGGGTTGGTAACACGAACAAATTACAGATCGAAATTCCTGAAATCAGAGAAGTGGCGGTCCATTCGGGCGGCTTCTCTGGTGTACTGGAATAGCACCTGCCTGTTATGCCTAAAACAGGATTTCCATAACGACATACACCACGTTTGGTATCCTAAATCCTGGGCGCGCACCAAAGCTCACCATACGCGGGTACTGTGTAGGGACTGCCACAAACTAGTCCATATCGCCTTGAAAATGGACACCTTTAAGCTGGACCCCGGTAAGAAGAAAACCGAGAAGCTATGCTATAGGCAATTTTCTAGGATAGCGGATGCAATACTCCACGCTTTAGGTCCGAGTGAATCTATTCGGGATAGGTATGACCGACTTTCGGAAGCTCGGAAAGTCCTTGACTATAAAACCGCTCCGAGAGAGGAACTGTGATTAAGGTTGGCTAGGATATGAGGGCCGGACCTTGCCCTTCGTATAATTCACAAGGCTGGATAGTAGATCGTAGGCCTTCGATCAGAAACGCAACACACCGCGATTATCGCGATGCGTTCAATCGAACCAACGTCAGTCAACTCTCTCCTACCATGCCCGATCTAGCCAATATCAACAATTTCTTCGAACAGGCCGTCAATCAATTCGTGGAGCCGATCTATAACTGGATCTGGCGCACCAATCCTTTCATCAGCCTGATTCCCCGCGCTGAGTTCACGCCGATGGACGGTCTCGTTCCGATGGTCGTCACCACCACGTCTGATCTGCCCACCCTTTATCCGGGCGATGTCGGCAGTGGCTGGAATGACGTAGGTGCCCTTTCCGACGGCACCGGCAACTCCTGCGACGTGACGCCGACTCAGATCAACGACGGTTCGATCAACCGTAATTATAATCTTGAAGCGAACGCCTGGACCTCCCGCTCGATCTGTTTAACCGATCTCCAGTTCGACTGGCAGGCCGAACAGATGGTCGCCAACCTCCAGAAAAATCTGGAGCAGTACACCACGGTTGTCTGGTCTGACTGGTACCGCATCAAGAGCATCGAGGCTTGCGGCACCAAGATCTCCACGCTCACCGGTGACGCCACCTACCAGTCTGTTGACGGCAACGCGACCTTCGCTGGTCTCGCTGGTCATCTCCCGACCGGCCCGCTCACTTGGAACATCCTCAATCCCCTGTACGACTTCCTCATGCAGGCGGGCGCGGAAGCCAACGCAGTCGGTTACTCGGAAGGTCAGCCGCTCGTCTCGCTCGTGTGCGGACCCGGCGTAAAGCGCGCCCTCTGGCAGGATGACACCAAGATCCGGGATACCGTCAACTGGGGCGATGCGTTCCAGAATTTCACCGCTCGTGGTATCAATACCTCGATCAACGGTTATGTGCCGAACATGGATCTGTATCCAATCCGGTACGCTGCCAACGGCACGACCAAGATCTACCCGACGATCAACGTCGCCGCATCCAAGGGTGACAAGAGCATCCCGAATCCCGACTACAAGACTGTCGCTCGTGGCGGCTTGGCGGTTTACGAGGTGGCCTACATCCTCCCGAACGACGTGTGGGAAGCCCGCGTGCGTCCGATCGGCCCGACCAATTTCGGTATGGCTGCGTTCAACCCGATCAACTACGTCGGCGAACTCCAGTGGATCAACAACAAGGACAACGTGAACAATCCTCTCGGCAATAAGGGATACTACCGCTTGGACATCCAGGCCGCAGCTCGCCCTGTACGCCCTGAGATCGGTTTCGCGATCCTCACCCAGGCGGTTGACTAACCGTTTGTAGCTTGAAACTTCAAGGCCCTGTTCCGTAGATGGGGCAGGGCCTTTTCTTATGTCCTCCGGTCTTTTCGCCACTCCGACCCCCACCCCTATCGGCATCCCCCAAGCCGACGGTAGCGGGTTCATCGACACCGGCTGGCTCCACGCTTCCGTCACCCCGACGCCCGACGATTTAGTTCTGTCGGATGGTAGCGGGCATATTTCCCCCGACTGGCTAGTACGGGGGAACTTCTCCTCCCCGAATATCTTTCAGCAGACCGACGGCACCGGAGCGGTGCTCGGCACCGGTATCGCCCTTACCCTCTCTAATCAAGCCTCGGCACTCGTCTGGGCGGGACCAGTTACCGGGGCAGCCGCCGCGCCGACGTTCCGGCTTTTGGCGACGACCGATATACCAGATTTAAGTGGAACCTACCAGCCATTAAACACACACTTAACAGCCTTTGGTGCCCTTTCAGATGGTACTGGCTGGTTGCACAACAACGGCGCAGGCGTGCTGGCGTACTCAGCGCCCACCAAGAGCGATGTGGGCTTGGGAAACGTCGAAAACACGGCGCTTAGTACGTGGGCGGGGTCGTTCAATCTAAAAACTATTGGCGACGTTAACACCCAATTTGGCGTAGCCGGTCTTAATGCTAGTGCTCAATTACCATCGTCGCTGTTCTCTACGCCAATTGGAACAATAGCCGAACAGAGTAGATGGGTTAAGTACGCCTCAAATCCGGTAGTTTCTCCGTCGTTCGCGTATGAAGAAAATGCCCTGGAGGAACCTAATGTTATCTTTGAAGACGGTGTGTTCAAGATGTGGTACAGTGCGGGGTGGATGAACCAGGCGCTAGCTTACGCAACCTCATCCGATGGACTTGCATGGACTAAATACGGCACCACTCCAATTCTCGGTCAGGGGCATGGCGGCGTTTCGGGAATAGTTAGATGCACAACGGTTATAAAAATTGATGGAGTTTACCGGCTTTACTTTGCCGACGCAAATCCTGCGGCAAATCTTAAATACTCTACGTCAACAGACGGGCTTGTTTGGTCAGCCCCTACTACCGTAGTGGCCAACAGTGCCATTTCAGGTATCGGCGGATGGGCAAATACCGCTGTCTTCAGAGACCCATCGGGGGTGTGGTATATGCTTCTTGAGGGGTTCGTAACCGCTACTTCGTCATGGAATATATATTTACTAACCAGTTTGGACGGCTCCTCTTGGTCGTTTCTAAACTCAAGCAATCCGCTATCCTCACTTCAAATCGTAGCTGGAGGGATGTATGGTGGCGCCAACATTCCTGTACCATACAAAATTAATGGGTACTATCATTTGTGGTATCACGCTTCCACCTCAGCACCGAATCTCCCGACAAACATATACCACGCCTACTCGTCAGACTTAATAAACTGGACGGTCGTAACACCAAAGCCTGCGCTTTCGTTTTCTGGCACCGGGTATGAGATCGACCAGGTTGCCGATGCTTGCGTTATAGAAGCTCTTGGCAAGACGTGGCTATTCTATGACGCTGACGACAATGTAACTCCAAAGGCAGGAATATGCGTTGCCACCATAGATGGGTCACTAGCCGATGTCATCAATAAGTCTGGTGTGGTTGTACGGCAGTTCGATAGGCCTGAATTTTCTGGGGCTATTTTCGGAAATGACAAAGACCTATCATTCCGTGACAGCGCTGGGGTGGCTAGAAGAACTTTTCTATGGTCTACACTTAACAATCTATACTATGGTGATGTAGATAATAGTAATAACTCGAATGTATTTCTAAAGGCAGGTGGAACTGGAAGGTTTGAGTTTTACACAAATGGGATAAGAAATGCGCTGATAGAAAACGATGGGAGTCTTTCATGTAACGGGTACCTAAGAACTGCGGCTCCATCTGGAAGCTCATCTCACAATTGGAAGTTTGGCGAAAACTCAAGCGGTATAGTTCTCATAGACATTGACGGGGCGGCGATAGGCTTACCATCACAGGGTTCTAAGCCGAACTTTAATCGTATCGGTGTTGGTGTAGCACCGTCATACGCGCTGCATATCGCTCCTGCAAGCGACCCGGCGTTTGCGGTATTCGATAGGCCAGCAATAGGTTCGTACTCGGCGTTTGTTTTTAATACTGTCGGAGCATCAAAATGGCTGATGGGCATGCTCCCGTCGTCTGACATATTTAGGATTTATGACTATGCTCTAGGCGATTATATTTTAAGCCTACAGCCCGGTACTGGCGTAATGGAGATCGGCGGTGCAGTAAAGACGTACGCCCCATCTGGTGGCACCGCCCAACCTTGGAAACTTGGCGGATACACCGCAGGCATCGCTGTACAGGCTGGCAAGGTTCGCGTGGAAATTAACGGCACGCCCTACGATCTTTTAACCGCTTAACTCTATGAACCCAGACCCAAAACAACTCCTCCAGATAATCCACAATCGCGGTGAACAGGCTCATGTTCCCGCGGCTGTCCATGACCAGGCTCGGGCAGCCGCGCAGCAGCTCGCGCAATGGATCGATGAACAGCCCACCCCCAAATCGCCAGTGCCCCCTCCTACCGATGAAAAACAATAACCGCGGAATCGCCCCGCTTTTAGTCGTCGGATATATCGCCGTTGTCGGGCTCCTCGGATTCCTCGCCTTCAAGCCCAAGTTTCTCGATAAGACCAGCAAGACGGCTGCGGCATCAACGGTCGCCACGACCAACCTCAACACAGCACACGAGGAAGAGGTCAAGGCGCTCAAAGCCAAGTCCGCGTCCGCCGCCGCTGGCATTGCGGTCGTAAATCAAGTGGCAGGCACGCTCCCCGACACGCCAGCACGCTCCGCGATTGTTTCTGAGGCAAGTATCGTCCAGTCGAAGCTGGAGGCCCCAGACCCGGTAGAACAGCTTGCCGCCGAGCGTCGGGCAAACGCCATCTTGACTGGCAACTTGGAGGAGGCACGCCGATTGAACGCCTTAGCCTATCAGGACAGCGCCTCACTGCGGGACCGAACAATCGCCGCCGAGGCCAAATCTGCCAAAGCGGAAGCTGCCCGTGACGCCATAGACCAGAAGCTCGGAGAGGCCGCCGCGGCTTCACTGGCGTCTCGGAACGCCATAAATCGTATGTGGCTAGGGATTATTGTTCTGGCGGCACTCTACCTCTGGACCAAGTTCTCCCATCTGTCCTACGGCTCGGTCGCTGAGATCGCAGCTGACATTAAGAAGGGTAAGGACGCCCTCGGAGCACTCGACTCTGGTACAAGCCGCATCCAGCAGAAACTTTCCCGCATCTGGGGGTCAATTTTTCATCCGTCCAGCTAACCTGAATATCATACCGTTATGACACACCCGCGTCACCCCGAATCCGAATCCTCGGACTCCACTCCACCAATCAAGATCAGCCGATCTACTTGGGTATCCGCTCCGGCGTATGCCATTGTCGCCTTTTCTACACTTCTGATCGCCTCGGCACTTGCCGTGAGCAACCTTCAGAATACGGACGCTCTCCATGGGGCGGAAATCAAAAGCCTCGATAGTCGCGCCACTCAAATCGAACATAGCTTGGCCCAGATTGAGGTGATGCGAAACGACATTTTATGGATTCGCCGCAGTATCGAGGTGCGCTCGATCCCCGTGGTGAAAACCGATTCGAACCCGAACGGTCACTAATTTCCGAAGGGTAGGGGTGCCCTTCGGTTTCATAAGGGGTCGCCCCCTGGTTGAGCTTCATGTTCCTGGGGGGCGATTTCGTCTGAACTCGCCAAATAGTTCCGCGGCTTTTGCTTCGTAGGCTGCGCTTGCGGCTTCAGGGGTATCGAAAATGCCGAGGTGCTGTCGTATCCCGTTAAAACGTATGTATGCTTGCCAAGTTTTTCCTTTCTTACCGACCCCCTTAAACCCGCTAGTATTATTCCTATACATTCGGGTGTTACGCACATTCTCTGCTCGTATCGCCTCTCGGAGGTTGGTGTATCGATTATCCGTAGCGTTGCCATTTATGTGATCTATTTCGCTCTCCGGCCAGTGACCAGCCACGAGCAACCAAATCAGTCTATGGGCTTTATACCTATGTCCTAAAATAGATACCCTCCAGTAGCCGTCCCCCGTGGCGCACCCAGCGATACTCCCTTGGGGAACATTCCCTGCGGGGGAAACTCTCCAGCGTAAAACTCCGGTCTCCGGGTCGTATTGCAGCACCCCTTTCAGTTCATCTTGTGTTAACGTGTTCATGGCGTTTTTGCATTTCCCTGAGGAGTTGATTATACTCTCGCGTAGCTTTTTCGCGCCCGGAAAGCACCTTAATAACATCCTCATCTATAGTGTCTTTAGCAATTATCCGGTACACTGTCACCGTCCGTGTTTGACCTCGGCGGGATAGCCGAGCGTTTAACTGGAGGTAGGTTTCCCGGCTCCATGTTGGTGAAAACCAAACCACATTGTTACCGCCAAATTGTAAATTTAACCCATGTGAAATGCTGGATGGGTGGGCAAGTAGCACCCTAACCTTCCCCTCGTTCCAATCGGCGAGAAGTTTTAACTGCTCTGATTTGGGTTGATCGGGATCTAGGTACCGCGCTTCCGGGATCGCCTGTCTTATGGCAGCGATGAAGTGCTTATATTCTGCCGCTACAAGCGCGTTGCCGGGCAGTCCTGCGAGCAGCTTCTTCAGGGCTATTACCTTCTCACTGTGCATGGTTCGGGATTTACCGTTCTCGTCGTACACAGAACCCCCAGCGACCTGACGCAATTTGTTGACCAGCACGCCAGATGACGCTGCCGAGACCGTAATTTTACCCCCGTCTAATTGAAGGAGAAAATCTTTCTCCAGCTTCTCATACTCTTCCATGGCGAGTAAGGGCAGCTCAACGATCACGTCCGCTTCTTCAGGTTCCCCTGTCACCCCGGCTTCTTCTCTCGTGATCGTCAGCGCAAGATCGGAGACCTTGGCTAGGATCTCCTGCTTTTCTGTTTCCCCACGTATCTTCCAATCATACCGCATATAATCCATCGGTTTGAAGTACCGCTCTCGAAACTGGTAAAAGCTCTTTCCTAACCGTTTACCATCGTCAAGCACTTTGATCTGGTTAAAAATTTCTTGGAGGTCATTCGGATACGCCTCCCCGGTTAACCCCCACCTATGCGAGAATAACGGCAGATACGGTAGCAACGCCTTGACCCGTGTGCCCTTGGGGTTCTTTACCATTGTGCTTTCATCGAAGACCAGCAGATCGAACGGGAAGGGCTCACGGGGAAAAAGTTGCTCGGCAAGGCGTGGTAGCTGCTCGTAGTTAGTTATATACACCTCAGCGTCCGAACGCTTCACCGTGGCTAGATCCGCATCACGCAAACTCAATACTCTGAGATGGCTCAAGTGCGTCCACTTCTTAATTTCTTCGGGCCAGCTTTTTGCCCCGACGCGGATCGGCGCGATCACGAGCGCGGTCTCCACTTCGCCCAATACCCGCATTCCTTCGAAGGCGGTTAGAGCCGTCACAGTTTTGCCCACACCTACGCCAAACCAGATGGCAGCCCGTTTTCGCCCCATCAGCCACTCGATGCCACGAGTGTTCGAGTCGTCGGGGGTGAAAATCATAACTTCGGGGAGCAAAGCCCGTCGATAAAGGCGACGGCCAGCTCGTAATTACTCGTCCACAGCGCGCCGACTTTTCGCTCGCGCAGTTGGACCATGCGGTATTCCTGAATCGCTCGCGGCTCCTCGCCGGGGGCTTTGACCTCCAGGAAGGCTACCTCGCCATCCGGCGTGATAATAATCCGATCGGGCACGCCCTTGGTGCCGGGCGCGACGAACTTCCAGAAGAAGCAGCCCTTCGACTCGGCGTACTTTTTAATGCGATGCTCTAAAGTGGATTCACGCATTTGGATTCACTCCGATGGATTTAAGGTACTCATCTTTCTTCAACTGGAATAGCCGGGTGACGAGCATCCGAAGCAGATCTTCACGCCGTTTGCCGTCCAGCTCCATGTCGATCAGGACCATCAGCTCAACTTGCGAGCGTGGCTTCTGGAGGTGGTAGAAGAGTGTGACGTACCCGGCAAGCGGGGTGGTCTTAATTTTGTGGGCCTTCTCTTCCGGGGATTTGGCTTTTGGCCCTGGGGGTTTGGTTCGCATAAGGGGAATAGTGAATTTCTATTTTTTAATATCAAGAGTAAAATTCCTCCAGCCCGCCTTTAACCGCGAGCGGCAGCCCGTCAGCCCAAGGGGGCATCTGCACCATGCACTGCTTGAGCAGCTCGTCCCCCCGGCTGAGAGGATCGCGGGCGAGCATCTGATCGTGGACCAGCATCTCAGGTTCAAAGCCTTCAGCGGTGGCCCTAACCAGTCCGTAGGCCATCACGTCAGCAGCGATACCTTGGCACGCATTTTCAAGCAATTTTCCACCGTAGGTCGGGATGCGGCCCCAAAAGCTCTTGCCGGTGATCTGACCCCAGAAGGAAAGCTCGTCTACGGTGTCCTCGAACGCTGCCTTGTAGACGCGCTTGATCTCGGGGTAAGGGTAGACGATGCCGCGCCCGGAGGGCAGTTTCATCACGCGATAGGGGATGCCGCGCCCGGAGGGCAGTTTCATCACGAGATAGGGGATGCCGGAGACGGTCTGCACGATGAAGCGGAGGCGCTTGGCGGAGAACCACTGACCGGGGTATCGTACCGCATCTTTCGCGGCACGGTCGATCCAGCTCCAGGACTCTTTTATCTTTCCGCAACGAGTGCGAAAAGTAGCGATAGCGTTTTCTACTTCTTCAGGGGTTACAACTAGGCCATAATTTTTTGTCCACGTACCGTAGGCTTTGTTTCCGCCCATTTGGTATTGGCCGCCCAAAAAAGATTGCTTCCCTAACATATAATCCGGGGACTTGTCCTCGATGTCCGCCGCCTTCACCCCTCGGATCGCTGCCGCCATGTTGCGGTATACGTCCACACCGTTTTTGAAGTCCGCCAGAATGTCGTCCTGATGACAGACCCAGCAGCAAATACGGGCTTCAATAGCTGAGTAGTCATAGTCCCAAAATGGGCCGCGGATAAACCGGCGGATCAGCTTAGCCGCAAGCTCCGATGGCCCGCCGAACAGCGTCGGGAACGCCTCCAGGTCGAAGGTGGGCTTCTGGAAATAGTCGTACACGTCATCCGGTACTTTCTCCGCCCCGTTGTTCTTCTTGAAGTTCTGCGGCTGCACGGCGCGGCCCGACCAGCGCCCCGACCGGGCACCGTAGAACTGGAATACGCCATGCACGCGTCCGTCGGCGCAAGCCATAGCCCTCATCGACGTCACCTTTTTTGCCGCTGAGTATTGGAGCTGGGAGTAAAGTTTGAGTAGTTCAGCCGCCTCACCGGTGACGGTCTTCAGCGTTTCCGCAACCGTATCGGATGTCATGTCGGGTAGATCGAGCCCCAGTTCCTTGAGCTTGGTCCGCACGACTTCCCGCTGGGTGGGGTTGCACCCGGCGCGCTTGAGGAACTCTTCCCGCAGCCCTGCTGTCTCGGCGTCGATCAGCTTGGATGCTGTCTCCAGCGCGGGCAGATCAACTGCGAAGCCCCGCAGGTTCATCAGCCAGTCGGCTTGAAACGCGGCCAGCAGGTCGCCCTTGAACTCGAAAGGTTTGAGGCGGGCGTGCGCTTCCTGCTCGGCCAGCACGTCTGTCCGGTTGTAGGAAACAAAATCCAGCCACTTCTCGGGCTCGTCCTTCGGATATACCCGGCGTGCGGGCGATGGAGCCCCTCCGCGTTTCTTTCGCGGGGTGTAGGGCATACAGAACAGCTTGATCAGCGCACTGCCCTTGGCGTCCTTCTTATTCTTCAGATCCAAAGCGTCGGAGAGCTTAGCCAAGGAATCGGGCAGCGCGGCCCGGCGCGCCAACGCTTGCGTGCAGCGCCACTGGTGGGGCTTTGGCTGCGGGAGTCCGAGGTCTTTCAGCGCCCGTGCATTCGTGATGAACGCTTCGAACATAAAGCTGAAGGCCCAGATGACGCTCTCAGGGTTGGTGAAGGCTTCGGTCAGCAGTTCTACCGCCTTCGGATCAGCCGGGTGGCCGGTCACACGCGGGTTCTCCCAAACGTAGACTACGCCATCCTCCCCAGCGATGCCCGCGAGCAGGATCTCGGTAGACGGGTCTTCGGCATACCGGGCCGCACCGACCTCCTCAAGATCGGCTTCAGAGAATGTCTCATAATCCAGTGAGTAGATCATAGCGATTTAACCCACTCGGCAATCACGCGGGGTCCCCCAGTCAAGACTAATCTACCCCCCATGAATACATCGAATTGGTCCCTCCGATTCGTTGAATGGTAGATGTCAAAAGAACCCACAAATTTACCCTTACGATCATATGCCTCGCGATCCCGAAGCGTATCTGCGTCTACCAGCCTAGCCTGCTGTTTCCGACGGTGTGTACCGTTCTCCCAAGAATGTTTAAGCCCCCGTCGGATATTTTCGACCCCCTGTTTTGATAGTCTCATATCGGTATGTTTGAGTTAGAAATCAGACTTGTCAAGTCATCGTATCTACTGGTTAGAGGAATGAAGTCGGGCGAGCAGTTGAACTATAACGGTTGGCGGCGTGCGCACGTTCCACTCTTCGGATTCGCGCTCGCATGACATGTTCAGTCGGGTCGTGCCGTCGTTGTTTGGCTGAATCGACATGATTCGCTTAGCGTCGATCCACATTAGCAGGCCGTTGAAGCCGATCACGCGCATCATCGAACCCTCTAACAAGTCGCCAGTGGCAACGGCCTTGGTTTCAGTTGTATTTTCGTTGGTTGGTTCCATAAAAATCTACTCCTTCGGTTTGAGATTGCTGTCAGGCCGCGCCACATCTCCGGCGTTAGCCTCGGAAAGAAATCGGTCAGCCCACATCTCTGCCGTGGCTGCTTCTTCGTAGGTTTGGTGGCCATCTGCGATTCTCTCACTGGCTTTCGTGAGCGCCGCTCGGGTCTCATCGTAGATACGTTTCAGTCTCCATGCGTCGGCTTCGGTTTTGCAGTCGATGCAGTCTTCGCGTTCCGGGTTGTGTGACGTGAAGCTCACGGCCCATTCGTCGGTGCTCGGGTCTTCGATTACCACCGAGGTTTTGCTGTATTTATTGGTCATAAGAAATCGGCTAACAAATCACTTTGCCCTCGCGGGAGATGTCACCTCCGTAGAGTACAGACTTGTCGCTACCCCGGCGTCAACGGGAAGGGCAAAGTGATAAGTGTTGGTTAGTCGAGTACGCTTGTATCAACAGGGACTTCGGAGAAGTCATCAGCCGAGGCTTTGGCGGCTTTCGTGAACGTGGGTCCAACGCGGACCAACTGAGCCCCCAAGAAGGTCGCGTTTATGCGACGGCCCCAGGAGGCATCGAATTTCTGGTTCAACTTGGGGTCCTGAACCCAGATGTCCAATTTGACATTGAAATAATATCCGGACTGAATCCTATCTTGGTCTTCCACTGTCAGTTGAACCTTCTGCTGATCGAAGATCGCCGGAGCAGTCTTGTTCGTCGCGGGGATGAATACCACGTCTGGACCGTACCCGTCCATAGGCGTACCGTCGTCTTTCTCATATTCAGAGCCATCCCGGAGACAAACTTTGAAATCCTTCGGGATTGCTTTGTTCTTGGCCGTGTAGGTCTCAGCCAAGAGTTTTTTGATGGTCTCCTCGACGAGCTTGATGTCCGCCGCGTTTGCCTTTTTGTCCAGGATCGACGTAAATCGATACTTTAAAACGGCCTTCGACGGGTCTTTTTCGCCTCCAGCTGTGGGGGTAAAGCAGGCCAAAAAAGACCCGCGTACGTTGTGCAATATAACATTCATGATATTAACTATTTTGTTGTTTTTGTTGGTTTGGTTTATTCGCCGGTCTGAGGGATAACCTCAAAGTCGGCAGAAATTGTTTCCGCTATGCTGGGACGCGAATCGGTCTCAGGCACGAGTGTCGGCGCGCCGTCAGCCCTTACGATCAGCTTCTCCAGCTTTCCGTAAAGCTCAGCGTCCAACTGCACAGCGCCTTTGACGAGCTTATCAGCATCAGCAACGCCGATCACGCTGATCTCTCGGCAGGACTCTCCAGGGAAAAGTTTGCGGAGCAGACTGAAGGCTTTCTTCTCGTCCGCCCACTTGCGGTTGCCCTGTCTCCCGGCAACGAGTTTCAACCCAGGGAACTTCACGCCGGAAGCAGCGCGGCTGTCCACATACGCCTCCAGTTTGTTGAAGAACTTTTTCGCCTTCGGGATCGCGAGATACATAAGAGCCAGTTTTTCATCGGGGAGCACATCGAAGTCCCACAGATCGAGCGCCCGCAACTCTTGCAAGGCCAAGTCGTCGGTAGCCTGTCGGGCGCGAGCGGAACAAAACGATTGGCTAGGGCAAAACTGGCAAGCCTCGTCGTCATAAGGCGTAAACGGCTGGTTGAATGGATCGGCGAGGATCTTCTTCGCGGCAGTGTGAACGTCCGGCACCGGGAAATCTGTGTCGTTCGGCTTGACGGTAAATACATCACGCTTCTCGCCTTGGTGATGCCTAGGCATGAAGATGTGCAGCGAGACAGCAGATGGCGTCCAGTTGTAGTTCTGGTTCGCGGCATAAGCGTAGAGGAGGAGCTGCAAATTCCCTTTCGCCTCCACTTCTACACCTATGCCCGCCTTTAGGTCGATGATGTGGAGATGTTGCGCCCTCTCGTCGTAAAGCACAACATCTGGCGTGCAGGTGCCCGGAGCATAGCCCCGAGGGATCGTGCATTCGACTGCCATTGTGTACTGCGCAGTCGGGATCGTGCAAGCCACAGACTGCACGTAAGCCACGAATCCCATGGCGCACTCCCACAGCTCTGGCGGGATGTCGGGGTCATGCGGGTCGATGCCCTTCAGCACGGCAGCGGCGTAGGCGTGTATTCTTGTCCCCTCGTCCTGGTCGGACGTGGAGAAGGGCACGAGGCGGTCCTGGTTCTGGAAGCAGAAGCCGGGGGAGGCAAGACAGGTTGCCCAGGTCTTGGCCCGCGAGGGACGGAGAAATTCGGAGAGTTCTTGGGTCATTGTGTTTACTTCTTTAATTTACGGATAGCGTAGTGGTAGGCGTAAATTGAGTTGAAACTAGTGAACCGATACCAGTTGCCGGTATCCTCCGAGTGGTAAAAATCCGTCGGACGAGCATTCTCATTCGGACGTAACCACCGAAATCCTTTGGGGGGTTTTGGGGCGGGTATTCTCATGACGCTCCGTTTTTAATGAAGTCGGCCTGCACCGCTGCATAGTTTTCCGTCTTGAGGGCGGAGAGTGTCGTGACGCCGAACTTGGCGAGCGCGGCCTTCACGTCCGGCAGGCGACCCTTGGCGACCAACTTCTCAGCGAGGGCGCGCAAGGACTGACGGGTGATCTCAGGAGCTTTGGGGGCTTCTGGAGCCACTTCGACGCACTTGCCGGTAAGCCCCTGTTCGGCCTGCTGCTTGCTGGCGAGGTACTCAGCGGAATGCTCGATCGCAGGTTCGGCGAGTTTCTTCGCAATCTCCTCGATGGCTTTCGCGGAGTTTCCTCCGCTGATTGTAGCCAACGCTGCTTTCGCCGCCTCGGATAATTCCTTCGGGTAGGTGAGGATCGTCGTACTGCCCGAGTTACCGGTAGTCGGTAGTTCGGTCTGCTCAGGTTCAACGGCGAGGGAGGAAAGGAAGGCCGCCATATCGCGCAGGGCTTCCGAGGCTTGCTGGAGTGAATTGGCGAGCAAGCGCACGCCTTCAGGTGTGATTTTCATAAGGGTGATTTCCTGACAATAAGTATTTTATATTCGGAGTCGATAGCAATTCGCTATTATTTCTTTGGCTTGCGAATTTTCTTTTTCACCGACGGTAAAACGCTGGTGCGTTGCCGATGGGTTAGATGATACTTCATATCCGCATCGCCGACTATCCAACGAAGAAGAGACATCTCCTTCGGGTTAAATACTAGACAGGTATATTCTGAGTTTTTCATAGGGAAATTAAAGTTCAACTACCGCTCCGCGCTCGTCCAACGTGCTGCCGTTCAAGCGGCTGCGGGCGGCATCCTGTGCGTCGCCTTTGAACTTGGTGAGGTGGGTCCAGAGGGTGTGACGGGTTTGCGAGGTCTTGTCGTTGCCGAGGCGTATCCTAGCGTTGGATACGAAGCCCATCTCACGGAGGACGGCGGAGAGCCCCTGGTCGGAGAAGAAGCCGATACCGCGCTGGGTCTCCAGCAGCGAGTGCAGGCTCTTCAGGCTCACGAGGTCAGGCTGCACGAGTGGATGGTCGCCGTCCTCCAGAGCTTCACGGATAGCGGCGGCGAGGGGTGAAGCGGAGGCACCTAGCATCTGGAGCAGATAGTCCGTCACCGGGGCATGGCCGTCGGCGTCAAACGCGGAGCTGATCTTGCGGTTCTCAAGAAAGTGGCGCACGCCAGCAGCTTTGTTGAACACCATGTCGTAAACCCGCTTGTAGTAATCGGTTGGGATCGCCTGCACCTGTTCACGGGTCTGTAGTGCGGAGAACAATACAAAGTAACGGCGCTCGTCCTCGCTCGGGGCAATAGCGTCCTGATGATTAGTAAGTAGGAGATAGTTCGTTGTGTTAGGCTCCTCCACGGCTTCGGTGTTCATCCGGCGCACGGTGATACGGTCATTTGAGATGCGGGGTTTAAGCATGTTCATCACCGCGTGACGAGCGGTGCCGATCACTCGGATCTCCTCTACGCACGCCAGTTGCGATCCAGAACTCCAGCCGGTGAACTTGTCGAACAGTGTCGCGCCATCCACCAGTTTGACGTTGGTCGGCCCGAGCACCTGGCGCATCATCTCCGCGAACACTGTCTTGCCGCAGCCCTGCGCACCTTGCAGAAGTGGTGCCCAGCGGATCTTCTTGCCGGGTTGCTGAACCAAACAACAGCACCAATCTAGGAAGAGGGAGCGGTTCTCTGGCTCAACGATCAGGCGGTCCAAGTGACCGGAGATAAGGTCTTCGGCTTCTGCGGCTAAACTTTTATCCGCCTCCGGAAAAATAGGCATGTAGACGTTCAGAAACCTCTTTCCCTGGTCGAATAGGAAAACCTCGGTCGGATTTGCTGGGTCGTAGCGGGTACTGTCCACGCGGGGGATACGCAGGATATTAAGGAGGAAGTCCTGGGGTTTCGTGGCGGGTTTACCACTGTCGCCGGGCTCTTTATCCGATCCCATTAGGTGCGCGGAATACATGCTATCCAGCACGTTAGGTGCGAAATGCCTACCGCTGGCACGCACGAAAAACTCGTTGTCGCTTGCCACGTAAGTCATGCCTCGCGCCCACGGGGGCAACTGCCCTTCCGGGAGTGGCGAAATCTTGGCATCTGGATCGTAGCCCAAACGAGCTTCCAGCTTCTTAAGTTTGGTTTTTAGGTCTGCTAAACTAACCCCCATACCTAATGCGGTCAGCGATTTCCCTAAATGTTTCAGTAGCACTAGGCGCTCCAGGGGGTCAAGTAGCGGAGCGGAGGCGATCAGCTTCACGCCGTCGCGCATCAGCTCGGCGGAGGAGTGGTCGCCCTGAATCCAATTCAACACTGATTTAAAGGTTTTCTGCGTAAGCGCCACAGGCGACATGCCCCCCTCTACAGCGAGATGAAGAAGCGAACGGAGAGTGACCGGAGCGCGAGATGTAGGGTTGGCGACCAAGCTGCGCCATTTGGCCCGCGTCTCTTCCTGCCCGGTATACTTGGTGCCGCCACTGCTCCACTTGTCGAAGACTTCAAACGCTGCGGCATCTGAGTCCGCATCGACCCCAAATTGGTGCCGCAATGCCGCAGCGACCGAGAGCCATTTTGCGTATCCGCAGTCTGGGGAAATAAAACCGATTGCAGTTTGAATCTCAGCCAGGGTGATATTGCCGACTCGGGGGGTCAGAAAATCTAATGGGTCCGTGCCAGAGTTTACTTTTGTCTTACGAGAACTCACAGCGACGACGCCCTCTGGCGACACATCAGCCGTTACCGGCTCGCCCTCCTCCTCCGCTATTAGGAGGGGGGAGTGGATAGCCAAGTCCTCACCGGCGAATAATGTCGGAAGGTACATACACTGACATGCAACGAGGGATTCCGGGGTGATCTCTGTCAACCCCAGGCGGGAGGCAACATATCGCACACAGTCTTTGTATCCCCCCGGTGGTATTCGATGTGCGGATACTATTATGCGGACGCGAGGCGAGGCATCAGTTGAGCTGGCTGTTGTGAAGCATACGAAAGGGTGGGGGGCCAGCGCGGCTCGCAGTAACTCCGGGTTAGACACCATCGGAGCAGCGTCATGGGGGTTGTCTATATCCAAAGCGATCAAATCACAGTGGAGGATGTTTTCCAGTTTGCGCTCCGTTGCCCCGCTCTTGAGCGCGCAAGGTACGATATACGGCACCCTCTTCACCCTGTCGCGCTCATTCTTGGGGAGGTTGGCGTACTGTAAACGTGTTGTGTTTAACAGGATGGCCTGGCCGAAAACCTCCCTAGTGAGTGTGCGCCAGTCGGTTTGGGGGAGCGGTTTCACTACTCCGAGATTCGAGGCGTTGCCGCCGAAATACGTGCCGGAAATTGGGTCATTCATGTCGTTAGGGTGCGCTTAAACTCGCCGAAAAGTTCCGTAGCTTTTGCTTCGTAGACCGCGCTCGCAGCTTCGGGGGTGAGGAAAAGGCCAAGGTAAATCTTCCTACCGTTACCTATCGATGCCATCCATTTCTTTGTGGCTTTGTGCCACGATACTCCAGCAAAACCCGATGTGTTGTTAGGTTTCGGCCCTGAGTTCCTACTATTTTGTAGCTGGGTGGCTTCCCGGATATTAACTATCCGATTATCTGTGCGGTCCCTATTGATGTGATCAATTTGCCTCCTTGGCCACCTACCGTAGACATAAACCCAAGCCAGCCGATGGGCCTTATACGTGCGCCCACAAACGCGGATTAATCGATACCCATTGCCGTCTATATACCCCGCAATAGTACCGGATTTTATCGCATTAGTCTTGGATACCTTTCGTATAAATACTCCCGTAGTCGGGTCATAGCTGAGCACCTCCATAAGTTGCGCTTGAGTGGGCCGTCTCATTCGCCCCTCCCCTTCTTCCCTAGAGGTCTGCCGCCTTTTGATCCATTAAGGCGAGCAGCGGCTTGCTGTGCCGGGGAGTTGACTTTGCGCCCCTTACTTCCGAGCAGGGACAGATAGTGACGTATATTATCCGCCAGTTGTTTACTCATGGGGTGGGGATAAACTCTATCCGCTCGGGTATCAAGGATAATCTGCGTCTTTCTCGTCGTATAAATTCCTAGCCCTTTTCGCGTAGTCCACGGAGGCGTTGCTCACGTTGCCGGATTGCGCGGCATGAAATCCTGCGTTCCAGGCTAAAAATATGCGGTAGGGCGTGGGCCTATCGAGGGTTAAGCTTAACCACCTAATATGCTCCCATGCCACTTGGCGAGCTTCGTAAAGACAGATGGGGTCTTTCGAAGAAGCTCGATGGAAATCCATATCTGAATACATTACCCAAATTACCTTAGTGATCTGATACCGAGAACGTTCGCCAGCTCCGCCGATATGTGTTGTTTCGGCGTTTTCTATTTGGCCTACCACGTCCACCAGTCTGCCGATGTCAACGGGTTCGGGTTTGGCGTAGGCGAAGCAGAAACCAAATGGTAGGCAGCTTAAGAGGAGGCGTTTCATTGGATGCCCTCCACTTGGGCGATAGCTGCACGTGCTATGTCGCGAGCCTTAAATACTTCAGATAGGCAGTGAATGTCCGAATCGGTTAGCTGTGCAAAGGTTTTTAGCCCCTCAAGCAATCCATGGGTTTGGAGTTGCTCCCACTGCCGATGCAGCTCGTCCTCAGTTTCGGCGAAGTCGGACTCGGCGGACTTCAGTTCAGCTTTCAGGTCTGTCAGCTCTTCTTCCTCGGCTGACGTGTCGAAGTGCAGAAGGGCAGCCCCCCTGTCCGCCGTAACGGCGTACACGTTGGTCTCGGCAAGGGGATGCAAGTTGAGCTTGGTCAGGCTATCGAGTAGATATTTGTAGGTCATGGGTTAGCCCTCCGTTCCGGTTAGCTTCTTACCGTTCCAAGCACAGTCGGGCATGACGGAGCGGATGTACGCCAGCACCCCGGCGTCCAGCGCGGCACGCTTGGCCCGCCAGTCGGCGTCCAGCGGGGCACACTTGGCCTCGTAGTCGGCGTCCAGCGGGGCACGCTTGGCCTCGTAGTCGGCGTCCAGCGGGGCACGCTTGGCCTCGTAGTCGGCGTCCAGCGGGGCACGCTTGGCCTGCCAGTCGGCGTACAGCGGGG